ATCTCAGATTCAGATTCAGATTCAGAGTCTTCATAACTTGGAGAATCTTCAAACCCATCATATAAAAATCGCTCAAATATATTCAAAAGTGTTTGGATATACGACATTAAAAATAATAACGAACTATTTTTATACTATTTACACATTTGAATATTTTTTAGAAAAAATATATTGATAGAACCATATATACAAATAGTAAAATAGAATAATAACTAATTCTTGCGACGTTGCTGCGTATTTTAAAATATTCTAAAAATAATTCCGAAAATCCAAATCCAGATAAGTATAAAAATAGTCTACTAATTTCATCGTCCATAATGTTATACACAATTATATAATAATATGATTTATTTTATTTACACCTTTGAGTATGTAATCAAAACTGAAATCTAAAATTTTTGTCTACATATTGTTGTATTTTTTGGTAGTAATCTTTTGAACGATTATCTAAATAATATCCGAGTCCCCCCCCTCCAACAATAATCCCCGAAATGTATATTACGAATAATGTTATTGGTTCCATAATTACAATAAAAATATATATTTATCTATAAATCGTATAAATACAAAAAAACAATATTATTAAAATACTAAATATGTACCGTTCGAACGCATTAAACACCCAAAACGGATTACTACTAAGTAATTTGATGGAATTTTATAATAAACATGGTAATTTGGAAAAAATGATGAGAATTATTAACGGTGAATCCGAAATATCACTCCGGATTGTGGATTGGTTTGTAACGAATTTTGCTAAGAAATACTATACAGTGTATGAAATCTCACAATCAATAGGTGAAAATCTTTCAAATACAAGATTTAAAGTTTACAACGACTATAAGTTAAAATTAAAAGCATATTCAAAAAAACGGTTTGACCCATTTTGTCGTTGGGATAGAATTTCGATTCCTTATAATGAAACCCAACTGATGGAAACAACTATCGGTCAATTGAATTTTTTTAAATGGGCGATTGAAAATAAAATCGTAGATTATATCAAAGATAACTATGAAACTATTGAAAATGATATGAATAAACGAAATGTTACCACGAAAAAACGTGCTACATTAGATAATACGTTAAATGATAAACCGGAAACCACAAATTCTAAAACGAGAAAACGACGCGAAGAACTATCAGTTTCGGCATGTAAAACAATAAAAAAAGAAGATGTGAAAATAGTTGTAAAATTTAATTAATATAATGGAGTTTAATTCGATGAGGGTGAATTCGTAGGAGGTGGTGGATGTTCTGTTTCATTTTTGATAATGATATTTTGAATAAATTGTTCTATTTGTGAAATCCACTTAATTCCCGGGTCATTGGTATTATTATCTATATAAGATGCGTCTTCATTTGTCAACAGGTTTAATACTTTGGTTGAGTTTGTAGTATTGTTATTACAATCCCAACTTTCATATTTTCCAAGCCATTCATCATGATATTTTTTACACTTTTCGAGATAGGATAATTCTATTCCTGCTTCTCCATCTCTTGACCGTTTATGAATTCGTTTAAAACAAATATCAGCATCCGCATTAATGTATATATGCCCGGCTACATTGAAATCTTTTGCGTGTTCGTTTGCCATTAAACAATAAATTTTATAGTCCAAATCTGTAATTAATTTGTCGCTATGTAACATTTTTGCGAATATTTCTTTATCAGCATCAATCGAGCGTTCACATATTAACATATCGCAATCAGGATTATTGCGAATAGTATCACGTATCAACGTTAAGCGGGTGGTTAGTGCCATAACTTGAAATTGGAACGCATATTTAGAAGGTTCTGCGTAAAATTTTTGTAAAATAGTCTGTCCGTCGTTGTCTGTAATTGTTTCCCAAATATCTACAGGCTCTTTTACAAAAACAATATTTTTTTTATTTTGAAAACGCTTATGTAGCTCTTGAACGATGGTGGTTTTTCCAGCACCAATGTTTCCCTCAATAGAAATAATAACCGGTTGACACATTATAGAAGACAGATATAGATAATCTTAATATTATTTTATGATAGATACGTTATACATTCATTTTCAATTTTCTACACCAATAAAAATATTGGATTAATATATACAGTTATGGAGGCAGTTCCTACAACCGAAAAAGAAGAAAATACCGTATCGGTAAAGTCAACCGAAGAACCTACTAAATCTAAATGGCAATCTTTTGTCAGTGAATTGAAAGAAATTAAAGAAACTATGAGCGACCAAGATTTTAAGCAAAAAACCGGTTCCTATGTTGCGTTTACATTAGAAATGTATCGCGTTTTTATGGGTACATTACTTTTGTTTTTTGTTCCCCAAAAGTGCGGGGATGAACTATGTAGTTTTTCACAAATGACAACTAAAACCGATGCGATGCATGTAGGTAATATCTCTGTCAATCTTGCCACATTTGTTGCTTTTTTCATGATGTATGTAATTGAACTTCGTCGTGAAAATAAGATGATTTCTTATTTAGAAGTAAATAAGGAATTCCCATGTGATAATGATGCGGTCGGAGAAGCCTTACTACTTTTACCTGAAAAGAAAAGAAAAGTGATATTAAATTTAGATGGTTCTTATCAGATGGCATGTTATATTGCTGCCTTCTTCTACTTAGGAAATTCTGTTTATAGTGGATTTACTATATATGATAATTACTATGATAGTAAGACAACGACTGTATTTGTAACGAATTTATTGTTCTTGGTTGGTAAAATAGTTGATGTATATGGATTAGCTAACACAGAAACTAACATCTTTTATTCTGCGTACTTGAAAGATAAGGTCCAATACAATTATGCTGACCCCGATAAAGTTAAAGAAGAACACAGAGTTACAGAGATGGTAGATGTGTATCCAGAATCAAATGAACCTAAAGAAACAGCTTAATTTTATTATTTGTAATATGTAAATGCTGTAAATTATCGTTTGGAACACCATCACCGAATGTTCGTATACGAGCTAATATATATTGATAGTAATATTTACCAAATGTTTGTACTATTGGAATGTTAAATAAGAGCAGATCATGTTGTAAGCGAATTTTTAATCTATTTTTGAAAAAGTAATTATCCATTTGATATATACATTTTTTGAATTTTAGTCTATATCGGTCATCAAACTCCCAAATATAATTTATCAATACTTGCGGAAGTCTATTCATCCTATTCATTTCAAATTTATTATTACATAGTGTGATAATAAATTGGTTCAATTTTACAATATTGATATTGGTTTGTAGAAAAGTATATCAAGATATTTACTTGACGTAGGGAATTCATCTTGTCCGTATACATCTTGTAGTAATAACCATTCAAACATTCCTCCCACATACAAATATACATATGTAAATCCCAGTCCGGATAATTGTTTCGCCTTCTTTTCTATAGTATCATCATTAGCATTTTTACCGTATATTACAAATTTAGGTGTAAAATCATATTGATTCAGATATTCATTTATCACTTTCTCCTCAGTTTGATAAGAAATCGTATTTTTAATCAAACATTGCTGTTCGTTTGATAATAATGTATTTATAATAATGTATTCTTTTGGATTCGATATAATATGTTGCATGTCTTCAAATGATAATTTTTTATGTGTTTTTTGGAAAAGTCCATTAAACATTTTTAGTATAGTCGTACTTGTATTTCTATATTTTTTCCAAAAAATTGATTAAATGATGATTACATAATTACATATAACTTATAATAAGACCAATCGAAAATGGATCTATCTCAACGTAAATTAGTCAAGTCAGAATGGGAATCGATTGAAATCCCTGTTTCTTCTGAAGAAAAAGAAATTTTACAAATGATAAAAAAAGGGTATCACGATGTTAATATACATACTAACTCTCATCAATCATTATTCTCAGTTGTAAAAATAGAAAAAACCTCTGGTTCTGAATTGTTATTATTTCAAAAATATTTTGAATCACACTTAAAAGAAACAATACAGAAATATGGAAAAGGCGTACCTGAGTTACAAAATATTGAATTTCCAGGCTCTGGTGGAAAGCTGAAGTCACTAAAAAGTATTGACAAACTACGCATTGAAAATCTTGAGTCAAGAATGAATGAAAGAAAAAAACAAATATTTGAATACGTACTATATGAAATGATAGAAAATTTACTCAAAAATATATACAACCGAAAACAAGGATACGCATTCTACTTATATACTCTGCTTCAATTAAAAAAGACTACTATCCCTGGATTAAATACCCATTTTGTTGATGTAATGGACCAAATCATTAGTTATGTAAATTCATTCACAAAAACCAGTGAAATCATTACTAATGCTTATGAATTTATTGAAAAAAATCCATATCTTTTAAAATACGAAGACAAAACATTATTCTTACATCAACAACAAATCTATAATATTTGTAGACCTCCTCCGCCTAAACCAGAGGAAGAGGAAGAGGAAGAGGAAGAGGTGATAATTCCGAAATTGATATTATATACTGCCCCAACTGGAACCGGTAAAACATTAACTCCAATAGGTCTTTCTGAAAATTATAGAATAATATTTGTATGTGTTGCACGACACATTGGTTTGGCATTGGCTAAGGCTTCTATTACAATGGAAAAGAAAGTCGCATTTGCGTTTGGTTGTGAAACCGCATCTGATATTAGATTACACTATTTCTCAGCGGTAGACTATACCCGTAATAAGCGTTCAGGTGGAATTGGAAAAGTTGATAATAGTGTGGGAACCAACGTAGAAATTATGATTTGCGACGTTCAATCATATATTACAGCAATGCATTATATGTTAGCGTTTAATAAAGCTCAAAATATAATTACATTTTGGGATGAACCCACTATTACGATGGATTATGAAGAACATGGATTACATTCCACTATCCATTCGAATTGGGTAAATAACAAAATCCCCACATTGATTTTATCATGTGCTACGTTACCGACTCAAGATGAATTATTACCAGTATTTCATGATTTTAGATCCACATTTGAAGATGCGGAGATACATACAATTACCAGCTATGATTGCCGTAAATCGATTTCTATTCTTGATAAGTCTGGGTATTGTGCTTTGCCACATTATCTATACGATAATTATTCTGATATGATAAGATGTGCCCGTTATTGTGAATCGAACAAAACCCTTCTACGATACTTTGATTTACGTGAAATTATCAAATTTATTGAATTTGTTAACGAACAAGACCTGATTGATGACGATATTGATACTTACTTTACAGGAAATATCACAAATATTACCATGAATAAACTTAAGGAATATTACCTTGACTTACTATTTCAGATTGATGAAGAGAATTGGAGCGTTTTGTATAAGTATTTACAAAGCACCCGAACTATGAAATTCAACACGTCTAAGTCAACTACTATATTCAAATCTAAAAGTTTGGAAAGTGCGTCAAAACCTGGGAATAAATTAACCAGAACAACCAGTGTTTCTCTACCAGTATCATCTTCCTCAAAACCAAAACCGGGTTCTACTGGAATTTCTATTACAACTGCTGATGCTTACACATTAACCGATGGTCCTACTATTTTCCTGGCTGACGACGTAGATAAAATTGGTAGGTTTTATATTCAGCAAACAAATATACAACCATCCGTATTTGAAACTATCTTATCCAGAATTACAAAGAATGCCGATTTGATTAAGCGTATCGAATATTTAGAAAGTGAAATATTATCAAAGGAAACTAAACATAGTAATTATGATGATGATAAAAATGTTAGAGACAGTGGACGATTATGTAAAGAATCTCAAGAGTTTGATAACCAAATTAAAAAATTAAGAAAAGAAATTAAACTGGTTTCATTAGACGCTATATATGTTCCGAATACACGACCACATCAAACTAAATGGTCTCCAGATGGTGAAATTCATGAAAACGCATTTGTATCTAATATTGATGATGTTACCTCTAAAGAAATTATGCAGTTAAATATTAGTAATCATCTTAAAGTATTACTACTATTAGGTATTGGTATGTTTATTGAAAATCCAAATGTTAAATATATGGAACTCATGAAACGTCTTGCGGAAGAACAGAAACTATTTATAATTATCGCATCCAGTGATTATATTTATGGGACAAATTACCAGTTCTGTCATGGGTTTATTGGTAAGGACCTAACAAAAATGACTCCACAAAAAACATTACAAGCTATGGGGCGTATCGGAAGAAATCATGTTCAACAGGATTATACCGTTCGTTTCAGAGATGATGACATGATTATGAGATTATTTCAAAAACCGCTTGTAAATATAGAAGCAAATAATATGTGTTCGTTGTTTGTTTCAGATTAAACCGGACATCTATTATAATGAACCTTTACAATGATTTGTTCTACATCATTAACTATTTGTGCGTCTAAGGTTTCAAATTTGTCGTTTTCATTAAAACGCAATGGTATATACGCATCACATACATAATCCTTTTTAACAAAATTAAAATACATGTTTTTTATTGGAATTTTTGATTGATTTAAGAAATATGAAAATGTTTTTTCTCCTCCTATAATCCAAATATCATCGTACTTGTTCTTCGTACAATGTGATATAACTGAATCAACATTCGGAAAATACTCTATATCGTTGTATGGTGAATATGGAATCTTATCAGTTTCATTACACCATACCACGTGGAATCTGTTTATAAGAGGGAACATAATAGAGTTATCAAATGTGTTCTTGTCCATCAATAGCGCATTATTTCCATTTCCACGAGTAAGTTTTGAAAATAACATATCATACTTATTTGAATTGGTCCATGGTACATTCCCCTTATATCCGATTCCACCTTTACGACAAATAGATGTAATTATGTTAAAATTCATCATAATAAGAGTATACAAATTTTCCTAAATGTGTATACTTAAAAGTATTGTTACCAACCAACTATATAAAGATTATCATTTTCAATTATTCACATGAATAACAAGTTAATAATTTCTTTTCGGGGTTATCAGCGTATTGTAGATAATACATGTACCGGTTTACCGTCATATATTTCTATTGTAAATAATTTAGTCCACCGGCATAACGAGCATACGAAGTCTAATTATGTCCTTTACAATCACGTATCCAATCACTCACGTATTATCCAAATTTATACCAATCTACGTAAAAATAAATAATTCGTTTATATCTTTATCTTCTGGTGCTTTTTTGGCAGCTTCCGCCTCATCTCCTTGTGCTTTTTTGGTAGCTTCCGCCTCCGTCTCCGTCTCTTCTTGTGCTTTCTTGGCAGCTTCCGCCTCCGCCTCTTCTTGTGCTTTCTTGGCAGCTTCCGTCTCCGCCTCTTCTTGTGCTTTCTTGGCAGCTTCCGCCTCCGTCTCCGCCTCTTCTTGTGCTTTCTTGGCAGCTTCCACTTCCGCCTCTTCTTGTGCTTTCTTAGCAGCTTCAGCTTCCGCCTCTTCTTGTGCTTTCTTGGCAGCTTCCGCCTCTTCTTGTGCTTTCTTAGCAGCTTCAGCTTCCGCCTCTTCTTGTGCTTTCTTGGCAGCTTCCGCCTCTTCTTGTGCTTTCTTGGCAGCTTCCGCCTCTTCTTGTGCTTTCTTGGAAGCTTCCGCCTCTTCTTGTGCTTTTTTGGCAGCTTCAGCTTCAGCTTCGTATTGTGCCTTCTTGGTAACAACTTCCTCATCTACTTGATTGATTTGTGATGTATCTGTTTCGTCTTTATTAGAATCTTCATTATTGTCATTAATAATAGGGTTTTGTTTGTCAACACCCGACGATTCGTCTTCTTTTATGGGGTTTGTCTTTTTACAAAATAATGATCTTAAAAAATCCATTACACCTTGAATTATATAACCTACATGTTTTTAATTTGTTTCATTACAATATTATGTTGGTCGTGGACGATAATATAAATCTTTGGAAAATTCGACATATTTGCATATATATTTCTTAATATCATTAGGTAAAGGAAGAGTAAATATTTTGTGCGATTGTTCTATAATGTCTTTTGGTGGAGTTAATACTTCGTAAAATTTATTAACAGAACTTACAATGGTTTTAGTTCCATCTATATTAAATTCGGTTTCAAATCGTGAACGAGATAATAACACTTGTAACCCAGAATCGTATGAATAAGTACGTCCACGAATATAATTTGAAGCTAAAAATGTACCAATCATGTAGTTACTATTTGGTATTCTTAAATTGTTTGTTAAATTCCACTGAATATCAATCATATACCTTTTTCCAGGTATGAGGTCATATGTTTTTATTTGTTTGGATAATGGCATTATTATATTATTATTATATTTTCTGGATTATGAATATAACGTAAAAATTGAATTATGATTCACCATGTGTATAATAATAAACTTATTACACCGATAATAACAATATGAATGAAAAACGTCACAGCGCATCGCAAGTAGCACCCGAAACAGCAGAAAAAGTTGCGACAAAATCAATGGAAACACTATATGCAGCTCATGAAAATAAACTGCACGACATACAAGATAATATTGAAGACATGAGGAAGGCTTACACGGCTTCCTCGGTAATCGAGTTTTACAAACTATGTAAATGTGGCGATATAGATGGGTTAACAACGCATTTTAGAAACCCCGTAAAAATAAATGACGACATACCTATAAACACCGAATTCGCATATTTTCTTGGAAAGTATAAAAATAACAATATAAAAGAATGGTTAGTGAACTTTGACCCAGAATTTTGTGCGGATAATGTTGACAATGACTATATGGCAGACGAACATACACCTACATATGCTCTATATACGGCGTTTGATTATTACCAACCAGAAGTAGTAAAATGGATTTTTACAAACGTTATTTATTTGCCTGTCCCGAGAAATCGTTGTAATATCAGTCAATTCTTTGATATATGCTATGAACGAAAATACTTCGATTTAATGAAAATGATAGTGGAAGAAATGCCACCATGTTTTTCAGAACGCATGAGAGAACAATATAATAATATCAAACTAAAAATGGATTAATTAAATAGTTTTACGCGGAAAAAGTAGAAAAAAGAATTGGTTGAGAATTTTGAAATTGGACATAAAATAAATGTCCAAAATGAAAATCCTCGATGAGAAATTTAAAAAGGGGTTTCGTGAAAATACGTTTTATACCATTATGCAGTATTTTACATATTTTTCGTAATTTTTTGTTAGCATAAAAAATTAAATATATTACGCTGAAAAGTATTTAGGAACTTTATTATGTATTCTAATTATATATATTTAGAATACAATGGATACAGAAAAAGTTCAAAAAAAGTACAATAATTATGAGTGTAAAAAATGTAAGTATATTACACAGCGAAAAAGTCAATATGACCGTCACATATTAACATCAAAACATATAAGAATACATGAGAATACTGAAAATAGTTCAAAAAAGTTCAAGCTATATGTGTGTGATTTTTGTAATAATGAATATAAATTCCATTCTGGATTATGGAAACACAAAAAGACATGTACGTACAAAGAACATAATGACATAACTGAAGATATACCAGAGGAAGAACCCATAAATGATGATAACCCAGATACTGATGTAAAGGTGTTATCTAATACAATATTTGAATTGGTAAAACAGAACAATGAATTCAAACAATTATTAGTTGAACAAAACCAGAAAATGATGGAAATGGCAGGAAACATGGGTAATAATAATAACAATACTGTAAATAGCCACAATAAGTTCAACCTCAATGTATTTTTGAATGAGAAATGCAAGAACGCAATGACATTGAAAGACTTTGTAAAATCCATCAATATATCAGTACAAGATTTTATAGAAACAGGAGAACGTGGTTTCATAGATGGCATTTCAAATATCATCGTAGAACGTATAAATGAAATGGAAATCCATGACCGTCCGCTTCATTGTACTGATTTAAAACGAGAAACTGTGTATATTAAGGATGATGACAAATGGGAAAAAGATGAAGATAAAGTAAAATTACGTAAGGCAGTTAAAGGAGTTGCTAACAAAAATGAAAGAATGCGTCCAATATGGTATGATTCTACTCCCGATGTAGGTATCATGGGAACCGAAAATTATGAAAAGTTCTTCAAATATTCTGAATCATCACTTGGTGGATGCGGAAAAGAAGAAACAAAATTGTTTGAAGATAAAGTGATGAAGAATGTTCTCAGAGAAGTAACTATTGATAAAGAAAATATTAATAAATAAAGGATATAAAGATACCTTTACTATATTGTTTGTGTGGGTAGTGTGTATAATGTAAATAGTGTATATAGTTGTGTGTGTGTATAAGCTCCTTTAGCTCAGTGGTAGAGCGCCACCCTTGTAAGGTGGCGGTCACGCGTTCAATCCGCGTAGGGAGCTTCCAAATAGACAGTTTGTCCGAGTGGTTAAGGAGAATGACTAGAAATCATTTGTGAATTTCACGCACAGGTTCGAGTCCTGTAACTGTCGCCAGCCCCTATAGCTCAGTGGTTAGAGCGTACGCTTAGTAAGACCGTATATAAGTCCTTTTTAGCGTAAGGTCGAGTGTTCAACTCTCTCTGGGGGCTTTAGACCTAAATATGTCTTTAAACTGTTTACAGCGTGATTGTCCGAGTGGTCTAAGGAGCCAGACTTAAGCGATTCTACAAGAATCTACTCCACCTGGTGGCGTCAGCCTCGTGCGTTCGAACCGCACATCACGCAGCATAATGGTTTCAATATTTTCCAACTTAAAAATATTGTGGTACCGGTGGGTATATTTGCTCTTATAGTGTAGTGGTTATCACTGTGGACTTTGATATATATGTTTTTCATATATGAAGTGATCCGCAAACCTGGATTCGAATTCCAGTAAGAGCTAATTGTTATCATATTTGCTATAATAATTTGATTGTTTAATTCAGATTATTATAAAATACTTTCATATTTCCAAATGTATCCCTTGCTTGATTGTCTTATCCCATTACAACACATACTTATACAACTATTAGATGACCCAACTGAATCAGCTGCTTGTTTACAATTATCAAACGATTTTAACCTATTTCCATGAATGTCAAATTGTACTACTTTACGGTTTCTTTTTGATATAATCTGATTATATATTTCATCTTGACCTTCAGCTTTGGTATCATTTGAATTCATACTTTCATATTTCCAATAAAAACCCTTTCCTGTTTGATTTGGTTTAAGACAACACGTAGTTATAAAACCACGAGAAGCACCGACATATTCTGCTGCTTCTTTGCAAGTATTAAATGATTTTAATCTATTTCCCTGAATATCAAATTGTATTATTTTCCTGGGTATTTGAGTTATAACCTCTTTTTTTGTTGTTTTTTGACTATATTTGAACCTTCCAGTTAACGGTGGTATTCCTAATTCAGATTTGGTTTCATTACTTTCAAACTTCCACCTAAATCCTGCTGCGGTTTTGATATCATCATTACAACAATGTCCTATAGTAGAAGGGGAACAACCTACATATTTAGCTGCTTCTGTAAGGCTATTAAACGATTTCAATCTATTCCCGTCAATATCAAATTGTATGACTTTCCTATTTTTTAGTAAAGACGCAGCTATTTTGCGTTTAGTTTCTTCATGGTGTTTTCCAGAATTTCCCCCCAATCGTATATTGTAACCATTTGGCACCAAACAATTATATTGTTTGATGTATTTGATTTCCATATCATCCAATTGATTATCAAATGTTATACATACTAATTTGAATTCAAAGTTCTCAACACCATATTTTTTGAAAGCAGAAGTTAAATAACGACACTTGCTGCTATTTTTTCTGTGGTTTCTCCATCTATCTTCTAAGTCTTGCGTGGTTTGTCCTATGTATGTTTTATTGTCAATCTTATTTTTGATTTTGTAAATATAACCCATTCTATATACTTACTAAACATTTTCTCTTTATATAAGTTTCTTGTAAAATCTTATATAATACTTCTAACTATTATCATTATGTTCGTTTTGGAGTTTTTCCTTCTTTTTTAGATAGGCTCGTCTCGCGTATTCTTTCTTTTTCTCAGATGTGGGTTCATACTTATAACCAGTATTCTTCTTATAATTGTTATTCCTTTCTTTTATGGCTTCTTTATTCTTTTCATAATACTCTTTTCTGCTGGCGGGTGCGGTGTATTTTTTGAGGTGTTCTTTGGTAGCAAGTAATTCCTCTTCTAATTTAGCATTTTTTTCGATAAGTTCCTTTATTAGTGCTTTATCATCCATTCCAATAGTATATATAGAAAAAAACATTTATATTTGTTTCATAAAACAATCGTTAAGAACGTCAAATGCTTGTTTGTGAAGATGGAGGTTGAGAAGTGTCAGGTTTAACACGAATATATCTATATACAAACAACGTGTAACAAAAACAGCACATAAATATCATGAATAATGAACCCAATACAATGTAAGCATATAAACTGGATGTTTGACAACACTCACTACGACTATGCGAACAACAGTAATTATTGTTTTTGTCAACACATGAAATATCTTTATTTTGACTTTCATACCAATAGCATTTATTTATCTTGGGGGCAAGATTACATGTAGTCTCACAAGCACTCATAATATTCGGTGATATAGTAGGTGATGTAGTTGGTAATAATTGAAGTGTGACGTATTCTATAACACAATCTGATATATTGGAAGAACAGCAGTCATGTAACCCATCGGTACGCGTACAGGTGATTGTCGGATTACAAACATACTCTATATATCCAAATGTAAAATTACAATTTATGCGATTGAATATTTGATTGGTCGTACATGTAGTTAGGTCAAAACATGACATAGTTATTTTGGTAATTGTAATATTTCATAAGCAAACAACTATATATCAATTTTTATGCATTATCACGAATAATATTATTTAGTTGTCTTTGAGTATATGTAAAGCATAATTTTCGTAATATTTGTTTGAGATTATTATAAAGCCTATAATGTATAAGACATGCTACGAAACAACCAAACTTTAACTACCATCATATGTTGCATAGTAATAATAATATTCACAGCACTATTAATACGGTATTTTTTAAATAAACAGGAAAATGATTATAAGGAAGGTCTTGAAAATAACGATAGTTCCCCAAAACTAATTGTATCTTTAAAAAGTGATAGTAAACTACCAGCAGAAAAGCAATTAGATAAGGGAAATGGAATACCCGCCCATATAGAATATTCAATAACATCATTCTCATCGGATGGGTTCGTATTAGATAGTCGTTCTACTGTATTTAACGAAAATACTCCCAAACAAATCGGATTTGAATCACTGAATCCCGTTATGCATAAGAACGTGAATGTGGTAAACCAAAATAGGTTTATCGTAATTTCCCCCAAAACCGCGGTCGAGTTTCCAGACAATTTCACATTAACAATAGAAAATAATGTAGACGAAAATAAAATGCAATTTGATTTATGGGGAGATACATACATAAATAAAAATAAACCACGCCCTATGGGTAATTCCAATACAATAATTGGTCCTCACAATCTATCTGGTTATACGATAGAAGATACATCATCATTTACCTATGATAAACAGATATTTACTGATGGGTGTTTCAAGAAAGGAAAGGAAAAATGTGCTGTAAATAAATTGAACATAGGGAAAAACATTATAAATGTAATTCAATCGGGTCCTATATTTGATAACAAGGGTAGTAAAATCGGGCACGTTACAAAAACGAATAGACAAACTAATAATTCAGCTGACACTATAGAAATGAATATTGAGAACTATACGGGTGCAACGGGAATTTTGTTATACGTAGGATATACTACAAACGTCTAATATAGATTGGTTCTGAAAAATATTAAATAGTTGTATAGTATAAGTATTTAATGGAATTAACAACCCGAAATGGAACATATTTTATAATTTTAATAATATTGTTTTTGGTGTCATTTTGGTACTTTTCCCGTTATGATAAATGTATTGAAAATTTAGATGAAATGTACGAAATCGGGACAAATTGCGATGGTCCATTCGGATGTAAAACGCCTGACGAAATAAAAAAAGAAGGTGCTGCCGAATTAAAAAAAAAGCAGGAAGAAATATCAAAACCACCATCATTTCCACCAAAGATAGTGGATATTGAATTACAATTTACTATTGAAAATCAAACTTGTCCTGCACGAGGAATACCATATAAATTGCCAAAAAATCCGTTATTGAGTAGTCCTTCTAAGAAAGGGGTGGGTTTGGGTTTGGGTTTGGGTTTGGGTTTAAGTTCAGTAGACCCAATGGCTCATTTAATAAAAACAAAAGTGTTAAGTAATACAAAAACAGATGTTTATATGTTAGATGTAGATCCAAAATCGATAGGTTTTATAGAGGACCCCAGTTATTCGGTTACAACATTATCGGTGAATCATCCAGATGAAATTTTACCAACATCCACATTGAATGAATATATACCTCGTAATAAATCTTTAAATGAAATTTATACCATGAAGAAAGACTATATAGATGAAATGTATAATGGTAAGAAGAAAATACCGATTTGTAAAAATTCGAAGTATACCGAATACACTGAAAATAAGGATAGTAAAATAGATGTCAAATTAGATAGAGCAAGACCAAATAACAACTTTATTATACTAACACCTAACACAAATGACGTGTTTCCTAAAAAGTTTCAATTAGAAATAACAAATAATACTAAAAAAACGAATCAAACATTTAATTTATGGGGCGATTTCATGTTAAATCAAAACAAATCACAACCATCCGGAAACCCAAATAGAATATTAACTGCTGAAGATATAACAAACTATACAGATAAAGCAAACCGAACAACTTTTGGCTACAATAAACAAGCATTTGGAGAATCATGTAAAAAACTGGATGAGAGTGAATGTAAAATAGCTGGTATGGATGTAGGTAATAGATGTATTAACATAATAAAATCAGGTGATGTTTATGATGAAACAGATGATAAAATAGGTAGCGTGACAACAACCGTGGCTACTGAAGATGACCCAAATCAAAAAATAATTATAAATATAGATAACGAAAATGTAACGGGTTTGTTAATATATACATCATACTTGATGTAACCGATTTGTAAATATATGTGTAAATATTTACAAATTATAGTGCTTTACGATGGTCTAAAACATACGGATTGGATTTTAAGTTATTTAAAAATTCAGGATTTGTTCTGTCAGTTTGAATATTAGAATAAAGTCCCTTCTCATTACCAGATAGACGTCCCATAGTATTTGTATCAGGTGATTTATAAGGCATTGTTCCCGAGACTTCTCTTGAATTTTTGAGTTTTTCATCACGAGACACTTGACGAACATTCATCTTGGAGTTCATTAATGACATATTCCCCTTTACCATGTATCCATCTATAGTGCTTGATTTAATATCATTATTACGCTGATTGTAACCAGATTGGTATGATGATGGTTGTCTGGTTCCGTCACCCGCCCCTGCTACACCCGCGTAGTAAAAATCACCAGTCTCGTTACGGGTTGTATTAGCAACCTGATGAGCGGTACTTTGATAAGCACCTCCATTTTGGTTTGCGTTGACATTAAGATGGTTTTTGGAGTTTTCAGTAGTTTCGCGCATAGTAGTAGGTAACTTATCAGATGGGTTAAAAATGTATGTTTGTGGAACGCGTGCGCCTGGATTTTGGTAAGGTCTTAATGTACCAATAACATTTTCTTTTCTGGATGGACGTAAAATATCCATAATAGGCGCAACAGCGGCTCCAATACTTCCGCTAACCATACCAAAATAACTGTCTTGTTTATTTGCGCTTCTGTTATTGGGGTATGCTTGTTTGGATTTAATACCATAGTCAGATTCAGTGGGTAGATATTTACCTTGTGCGCTTGCAGCACCAAATTGTGGAGCACCTAATTGTTGATTTGTAGACTCCATGTATTCACCTGGAACGTAAGTTCCATCATTTTGATACCCGGCAGCACCAGTATATGAAACAGCGGTTTCAGGTCTGGATACATGTTTTGCGATTGGAACGCCACGCATGGTTTGACCTTTTTCAGCCCCACCAGTTGTAAATAAACGACCAATATCACGTTCCCCATTAGAAAACCCTTCTACATTTCTGGTATCTAATTCAAAAGCACGTTCAGGACGGTGTTTTTCCATAATTCCCATTTGTTCCTGAGTAGCAATGTTCTTAATATGACTATTCGCTGGACCTTCATATCCATAAACCATATTACCACCTGCTTTAGGGTTATTATCAACACGTAGTTCATCCGCAGTCTTGGGCTTCCATAAATCACGTTGCTCCATACCTGAGTTGAACCCACCAGAACCTTCCGTTGTATAACCCAATCCAAGACCAGGAGCAACTCTTTCTTGTGTAAATGGACTTTCGTTCGCAATTTTCATACTGGGGTTAATACGTGATTTAATAAAATCACTCTGGTTAGGCATACCATTCGCCCATTGTAAATTCTCACCGGGTGAAAATAATGGGGATTGTTCTTGTTTTTTTATAAATTGAGAACCAGAACCAGTTGCGTTGTCTAAAATACTCTCATTGGCTTGTTCGAGTTCGGGACTTGTCTTTAAATGTCCTCCGAAAAAAGGGACCATATTGTTGTGTTGAAAATAATCTCCAGAAACTTTACTACCGTCTAAAGACATATATTCAGTTTCATTATTAGAGTTTGTTTTTTGCTGATTAAAATATTTATCCGTATATACTCCACCTCCGTTATCATAGCGATTATTTACAGATAAATTTGACGTGTTGTCAGTTTCATTTGAATCTATTGGATAATTTTCATCTGCAACATTAGTATTAGGTAATGCTTTTTGATTTGAGAATTCTTCAGGTTCATCCTTTTTTTTATTCTGATTATTAATTAAATATAAACTGGATAAGGCGAATAATGGTACAACTACTTCCATCTTATTTTATATTATATAAATATATTACTTTTATACAATATTATTCTTTAGTTTATTTTTTGGCGTTAGCCATTTTTCCAGAATAAAGTGTTCCGGGACAACTCTCTTCGTTACCAGAAATACATATCGAGTTACCAGTTAGATAAAAATTATTTTGATTTGTACCATTAACAAATGGTATTTTGGTTGTATGATTATCTTTTTCTAAAATACGTGTTTGAAGGTTTTCATGAAAACCTTTTTCTAAACCATTCAATGGGTTTAATAAAGGTTTTTCCCATCGTGTTTGTTCTAAATCTTTATACATCCAAGCAGGATGACTGGCTCGGCTTTCTTGAATGAAGGGTTGACTTGAATGATAGTAGTTTGGAGCACTATATACGGACTGTTTTTGATAGTTATTTTCATCTGTTAAATCACGGTTTAATGGACGTGTTAAACCACGTAAATCGCTTTCAAGAGCTACAGTGTTATTTTGTAAGTTAGCACCCCAGTGTTGTAGTCTAACTTGAGCGTCTTCAAAAAAAGGTAGTTCTTCTCCAGGACCTGGTGTATTTAACATATATCTACCTGCGAAGCTACTTTCGTCTATTTGTTTTTTTATTCTGTGTGGGTCATCATGAAATCTCGTAAAGGACATTGTATAATGGTTAGTTATTATATAACTGGAAAAAATACTGAGTTAAAAAATAAATATAAACATTGATGTATTTACAATATATTACCAAGTTCTCAATCATGCCTAAAATATGTCTAAATATGATTGTGAAAAACGAGAGTAAAATCATCAAACGGTTATTGGAAACAGTACTACCTTTAATCGATACATATTGTATATGTGATACCGGTAGTACAGACAATACGATTGATACAATCCAGACGTTCTTTGAGAATGTAAATATGGCTGGAAAAATAGTAAACGAACCATTCCGTAATTTTGAATATAATCGTAATTATGCTCTAAATGAATGTTATGGTATGGATAATGCTGATTATATATTGTTTTTAGATGCTGATATGACTTTACATATAAATAAAGATACCTCCGTACATAACTTCAAACAATCTATGAATAAGGACGCATACTATTTATTACAAGGAAACGACAAATTTCATTACCAAAATCTTCGTATTATCAAAAATACAGGCAAATTTTCATATTGGGGAGTAACTCATGAGTATATCCAGACTCCAGATGATACAACCATATATAGAATTCCTAAATCGATAATGTTTATTAATGATATTGGAGATGGTGGAGCTAAGGCTGATAAATTTATTAGAGATATACGTCTTTTAAAAGACGGTCTTGAGAAAAACCCGAATAATGACAGATATACATTTTATCTTGCGAATAGCTATAAAGATTCACATCAATATGAAAACGCTATAGAAACGTATAAAAAGAGAATAGAACTAAAAGGATGGATACAAGAAGTTTGGTATTCCTATTATTGTATTGGATTGTGCTATAAAGAGTTGAATGAAATGGAAAAAGCTATATTCTATTGGCTTGAAGGATATAATCGTTTACCGGAACGTATTGAGAACCTATACGAGATTATTCATTACTATAGAAACAATCAAAAGTATGGATTGGTTGATGTTTTTTATAATATGGCTGTCAAAAGCCGCAATAGCATTAATGAAGAGAACCAGTTGTTTTTAAAAAAGGATATATATGATTATAAAATAGATTACGAGTTCTCAATCACTGGATTTTATAGTAACCAACAAAATATAGATATGGTAAAAGTGTTTATGCGAGTTTTAAATTATCCATTAGATAACAATATACGCAGCAATGTTCTCTCTAATTACAAGTTTTACACTAAATCTCTATCCGATATGAAACAACCAGAAACGGAAAATGTGAAGACGATACGTGTTGTTTCATGCATGAATAAATACACAAATTTGTTTAATTGTACGCCTTCTATATGTTATAGCGAGAACAATGATAAATTATATGTAAATACACGGTTCGTTAACCATTTTATAGATAACACTGGTTCATACCTATACAAAGATAATAGCGGAAATTTGACTAAGAATAATAACATTATAACAAAGAATATAATTAGTGTATTTGATATAACCAATGATGAATGGACCAAAGAAAAGGAATTTGAATTAGAATATAATACAAAGCACGATGGAGTATATATAGGATTAGAGGATGTACGTTTATTATCAAACTCAATGGGTGTATGTTTCAATGCGAATCGGGGGATTTCATATGGTAAAATAATGATTGAAACCGGTTCAATTGACATGAATTCTCATAAAGCTACTTCATCGCTTGTTACTAAGGATAAATCACACGCAGTAGAAAAGAATTGGGTACTATTTAATACCGCATTAGAAAGAGTGAAAGTAATATACAATTGGTTTCCTTTAACGATTGGTGAATATATCCAAGATAAAGACACTGCTACAGATATAAATACTACGTTTTTTACTACAAATACAATACAAACACCCAGTATATTTAAAATAATGCGTGGGTCAACTAACGGAGTAACTATAAACAATGAAATCTGGTTTATTACCCATTTGGTAAGTTACGAACAAAAACGTCATTATTATCATGTATTTGTCGTATTAGATGTAGATACTTTCAAAGTAAAACGTTATAGCATCCCATTTACGTTTGAAAAACAGCATATTGAATATACATTGGGATTTGTGTTTGATAAAAAAACTGATAACTTTCTTATTGGATATAGTACCATGGATAGAACGACAAATTATATGGAAGTTTCAAAGGAAAATATTGATAAATTGTTTTTATGATTTATTAAATCTCAGTCACCAATGCTGTTTTACAACAGCCAAAACTGCGACGATGCCATTGTGTAATACCATATTCTTGAATACCAGACATATGAAGCTTAGTTCCATAACCTACATTTTTATCAAGACCATATTGTTCTGATAAAATTGGATATTTTTCACACATTTCTAATACATAATCATCCCGGGCAGTTTTAGCAAGGATACTTGCAGCCGCGATTGCCATATATTTACCATCACCTTTTTCCACTGTAACATAAGGTATTTGTTGATAATCATTTGTACTCGCATCAAAATGGCAATATGGTTTGAAATAATTACCATCTACAATCGCCATAAACTTGGATGTATTATGTTGAGTACCCGTAATATCATTTACCTTTACAATAGATTCACGAATGCAACTATGCATACCATCCATAACACACGCAAGAATATTTTTATTGTCTATTTCACTTGCTTCCGCATATTCAATATGCCACGCAAGAGCATTTTCTTTAATATATTCAGCTACTTCACGTAATTTTGTTTTTGAACTAAACTTTTTACTATCTTTGACATCCACCCCAGAAAACAATTCTGGATTTTTAGGAAGAACTACGGAAGCAATATACACACGTCCAAACATACAGCCTCTACCTGCTTCATCCATTGATATTTCATACAAATCCGCATTATCACTATAAAACCGCTCTAATAAAGGGGGTTCTTTTTTAACACGTGTCTTTTTAGAAGGTTCCATTTTGGTATTTGAAATAATTACGAAAATAACGTTTCTATTCAATTTTTCGTCACAAAATATTTTTCGTCCTATAGTTTATATATAATGAAGAGTTTCAAATTAACACCCTTAGTCGTATTTTTAATATTATTGATAGTTTTAGCAATATCAATTTACATGAGAAATTCATACTTTGTAGAAGGTGTTGAGAACATGTTTAATGATAAAGGTCAGTTTAGTGAATTTATATTACCTGAATATTCACAGACATCGCCTTTGACACAATTAACCGAAACAATTTTTTATGATAAGAAAAATGGGAATATTGTAGAAGCGGTTGTTGAATGGAATACACAAACCCAAAATGGAACAGAAGGAGAACCCTCGAATAATGGTGCGGATGCTGAAGCGGATGCTGATGCCGATGCCGATGCTGAAATGGTTGGTAACATAGGAGAAAATATTGCCAATACTATCAAGACTATAGCGAATGAGTCATCTAATTCAAGTGAAGAAGAAATAAAAGAAAAGGTAAGAACAAAAATAGATGAGACTATACCGTTATTAGGTAACTTAAGCAATGGATTAAACAATAAGGTAGAACAAACCAAGAATGACATTACTGAAAATAAAGATACAATAGTAAATGAAATAGCAAGTAAAATAAAGAATGAAGGACCTAATTTACCAGAGAATGTAGTTGATTCGATTCCATCAATTAAAAACGCATTAAATAACGCAAATGGTGTTGTAGATGTTGTAGGAAAAAACCTTTCTGAAGGACACGAAAATATGGGTTCTCTAACATCTACCCTCAAAAAATTAATTATTACCCCACGTGGTGGAGCCGAAAGTTATATTTATGATTTTTCTGAGCCTGTATCAGACCTACTCCCAACACAAGAAAGTTTAATTGGTACTATAGATAATACATGTGTAACATGGAGTTATGTTAGTCAAAGTGAATTCGCACCAGAAACAACTGTTTTCTATGTTCCTTGGAAAAATGATACATATGTATCTATTTATGAAAAATCCGATGATAACAAGATTACCCCAAGAGGCGTTTTTCATTTTTCCAAAGAAAAACAGGGTGTAGCGAATGTAGAACCCATTGAAATTACAAATTCGTCAAATACCCAAGATGATGATAATAATAAATATGTCAAGGATGAAAAATATGGAGAACATGATTTATATCAAGTGGATAAATTTGTGTTGTACGACATTCCTACATCCAACTTAATAGTCCGCAAGGAACACAATACCGGAAGTATTACTATTTACAATGGTGCAGGTGAAATAATCGAAACTGACGCCGTCAAGAAAATGTATGACGATAATAAAACTCATGAAAATCAAGAAAAATATGCTGAATTAAAGGCATGGACGGCTTTAGACGGACAAGGTGAGAACATAATTACGTACATTAAAAATGTAGACAAAACTTTGGTATTTGTTTGTGGATTTGAATCAAGTGCTATGGATTCTTTAGTACTAAAGAATGTGAGAAGATTTACACTATATGGAATGGATAATTGTGAAAAAGTTGAGAAACCAACACCTTCTGCTTCCTGTGATAAGAAAGAGTCAAAAGAAGAGTCAAAAGAAGAATCCAAGGAAGAGTCCAAATCCGAAGATTATATTTTGAAAACTCAAATAGTACCACCCGTATGTCCTACATGTCCCATGTGTCCTAAAGATGTAACTTGTACTAATTGTGGTGGTAATGGTGGTAGTGGAACAAAGGCATCAAATGGTAAATCAGTAGTAGGTGGTAATGCTTCAAATGGTAAATCCGTATTAGGTGACACTGTAGATGAAGTAACTGATTTAGCACGTGATGCTACAAGCGGAGCTGTAGATTTAGGACGTGATGCTACAAGTGGAGCTGTCGGTTTAGGACGTGAAATAATTGGTGGTGCTCTTGGTTTGGGGCGTGAAATTGTAGGTGGAGCTACTGGATTGGTCCAAGATGTAACTGGTGGTGCGACTGGGCTCATTCGCGATGCTGGTAGTGGTGTTGCTGGTATATTAACTCCTGCACAACAGCGCCAACAACAAATCGGCAATAGTAATGGACGTATGGCATATCAGCAAACCGGTGGAAATGGAGGTCAATATTACGGAACCAACAATAACTACACCCGATATGGTGCGTTGCCTGAGAGACCCAGTAATTTCATACCAAGAACAGCTGATTTCAGTTCTTTCGCATAAAATTGTAAAATAATATTTTGATAATGTGATAAAATATTATTCGTGTAAAACAAGTTATAAAAAACCCATTATAATATAACAGTCGTACCATGGAAAAAATAATCAATAATACAGAATTAATACGTATATTTGATAGACAAACTACATCTGATAATATAAAGTCTATATTAAATGATTTTGATGCGAATTATAATAAATTAACATACAAAAAAGGTATATACATTTATGGGTCTCCTGGTTCAGGAAAAACCACGTTCGTAATGAATTTACTGAAAGAAATGGATTATGATGTAATAAAATATGACGCGGGTGATGTTCGAAATACAGGTTTGATAAATACAATAACCAGTAATAACATATCAAACCGAAATGTACTCGATATGATGACACGCAAGGTAAAAAGAATAGCAATCGTAATGGACGAAATTGACGGTATGAATAATGGGGATAAAGGAGGTATTACAGCATTAATCAAACTAATACGGCAAAAGAAAACAAAGAAACAGAAATTAGAAAGTTCTACAATGAATCCAATAATATGTATAGGTAATTATTGTATCGATAAAAAAATTCGCGAACTAATGAAAGTATGTAACACATTTGAATTAAAATTACCAACAATGAATCAAACCAACCGTATATTAATAACTATGTTTCCGGAATTAAATACCCCCAATAATATAGAAAAAAAACAAACATTATTAGATTATATACAATGTGATGTACGTAAATTGAATTTTGTGTATGATATTTACCAAAAGAAACCCTCTCTTATTGAAGGGGACGCATTATCATTGATATTTCAACGAAAATCAAGTAATGAAGATTCCAAACGAATTACACATACATTACTTAATAATTACGTTCCATTAAAACAACATAATCGCGTAATGAATGAAACAGAACGAACTATAGTAGCTTTGTTATGGCATGAAAATATTGTGGATATGATAGAAAAGTATGATAGATGTAGATCTATACCCGTATATCAAAAAATTTTAGATAAAATGTGTTATGCGGATTATATTGATAGAATTACATTTCAAAATCAGATTTGGCAATTCAACGAAATGAGTTCCCTAATGAAAACATTTCATAATAATAAAATTTATCATGATAATTTTCCCGAAAATAAACAAAAATTTGATAATTCAGAAGTAAGATTTACAAAAGTATTGACAAAATATTCAACCGAATACAATAATATGATGTTTCTCTACGGATTATGTCAAGAATTAGATTTAGACAAGTCTGAATTGATTTTTATGTTCCAAGAAATACGATTAATGATGAATAATGATGATACAAACAACATTGAAGAAATATTTGAAAACTATAATATTAATAAGCTGGATATACAACGCATGTATAGATATATGGATAAGAGTGTAAAAAAGGATGCTGTAACAATTGATATAGATGAAAATGAATAAGAAGTAGTTGATGAAATTGTATGAATTTCATCAATATGTGGAGAAACTAATCGTCATTATTGATATTAACGGTTATTTCTGGAATGGTTTTATCAATCGCATGGATTGTAATATTCTCATTATCTTTTTTAGAACCCCCTTGTAATATAGTAATCGTATTATTTGCTTTCAATAATTGTTCTTCAATGATTTCATTTCTATTCGTAAGGGCATGTATTTGAGTAATAAGTTGTTGTTCCTTTCCTACGTTTTCATCTTTATTTGTCGTATTTATATTATTGTTTTTTTTAGTTAGTTCAATCACCTTTTGTTGTAGTACTTGCGTAAAACGTTGTAGTTCTTCGTTTTTCTTTGTAAGTTCAATTAGTTGCGTATGGTCTTTAGTTGTATCTTGTATTACAGAATTAGTTCCATTTTTAGTAAGGTCAGCAACTTTTTGCTGTAACAATTGATTAAATCGTGTTGATTGTTCGTTTTTCTGCGAAAGTTCCACTATTTGTTTTTTATGTTGTTCCATAATTTGAACGACTTGCATATTAGTTAATTGAATAGGCGGTTGTCCTTCACGGTTAAGCATAATCGGTCCATTTTGTTTTTGTGCTTCTTCGTGGTCTTTAATCATTTGTGCTCGTTTAGCTTCGATTTCTTTAATTTGTTTAAGAACATCGGGTTTCATCTCCGGTTTTCCAGGGTCATATGTATCTAATAATGCGTCAATATCTTCCATAAAGAATTTTTTAATATTATTTTCGTGATTATGTTGTATGAATGTATCTACAGTTTTGGAAGATTCTTTGAAGTATTTTGGGTCTTGTTTTTGGTCGAACATTTTTCGTTTATCAAATGTGTTATGTTCGTGTGAAAATACGAGAATACTTTTCAAAGGGTCAAGTTGTACGAATGGAATAGTATAGTTTTTCAAAAATGCCTTTTCTTCAGCTAAAGCGGCATTGTCTTCATATTTTGTTTGTTCTAATAATTTGGTTTTAAAAGCAAACGTACCTGCGGTCGCATGGTTATCGCCATAAGGACCACATTGAATCATTTTATTCATTCCTTTGAAATATACATAAATCTCACTTGAACCAGCACATAATGCTTCTGGTTTGGATTGTAGTCGTTCTACCGCATGTGAAATACGGTCGGGTGGATAGTAATCATCGTCGTCCATATAGACAATAATTGAACCTCGTACATGTTTATGCATGTAATTACGTTTTTCACCCAGAAACATTTTTTTCTCTATTTCAAAATACCGTATTTGAGGAATATCCGATGATACAATCAAGTCTTTAATTTTATCAGTACCATCATCTACAATAATCCATTCCAGTCTATGTTTTGGATAATCTTGATTACGAAAACAAGTAAACATGTTTTCAATAAATGGGCGACGATTGAATGTAGGCGTACATATACTCACGAATGGATATTTTTCTAAAGATTGTTGATTATCGTCATTACCCATTATCTAAATAGTTATATTATTAATTTGTATTTATATTGGTAAATACAAACTAATTATGTTATATTCGTAAGTAATTCTCCACATATATAATCAATATCATGTTTTGGAAATTTATCAAATGGATGAATACCGAAAGCGGTTAATGGGTTAATGTCATACATTCTATATAGAACATTAACACAAAACTTCGATGGTTCGTCTTGAACTGTATGTGAAGGCGAAGGGTATCCCAATATAGTTAATGCGTTTTCAAAAAAGGCATCTTCCGCTATAATAAATTCGTCAATAAAATAAGCATTACATAGATTATTAGATGTTCTATATTGTATAATATCATCATATGTAACATTATTTATACAGTCAATCATAGCTGATTTTTGTCTATAAGAAAACCCACCGCACATAGGGTCATTACTTTGTATCGGTCCAACCTGATTCAATATTTTACCACTAAGACCCATTTTGTATCGTGCGCCTAAGTAAGGGTACTTTGTTGATATTTCATAATCATTATTTATTATGAATGAATCTGTTTGAAAAATAATAATGTGTTCTTCTTTTATTTTGTTCCAGAAATGTTTGCTTTGAAGTAATAGACTATAAGCATCTGGTGAAATCAGGTCATTAATACCCATGTTAATAAATGTATAATTCCCTTTTATATTTTCCTTTACATATGTTTCGTTCATATCACTACCAAAAATTCGTAAATTCCACGTGTTATCAAACTTACTCATAACTTGTTTTATCACGGGTATAAGATATTTATGTTTTCTGGGTTCTACTATAACCGCTACTTTTTCATTTTGTATATTATTATTAATAGTTATATCTAAATTTCTGTAATAATCCATAAATTTTTCTAACATGATAGAATTGGTATATACATCTTTGTATATTAATATTTTATTATTTTAACGAGTTCATTGATGATGCTATATTCCCCATTTGTTTCAATCCATCTTGAAGTGCGGTATTATCATTCACATTCAACTTATCAGCAATGTCAGATATAGTTTCTTTTGTAGGTACTATAGTTGGTTGTGTATTAGGTATATTTAAAGGGTTTATTGTTTTGTCTTCATTGGGTGTAGGTACAGTGTTGGTAGATAACGTGTCATTATTGGTAGATGATAATATATTAATTAGTATACTATATATAACAGTACCTGTTATACACGCTATTGTGATAATCATGATTAATGATTTCAATGCATTATTTTTTACTTTAATACTTGAATCAATCAACGCATATAACATAACTATTATAATCCCAATTTGAATACAATTCTCATATATGTAATTGAATATATAAATCATATAATTTATGATTTTATCAAAGAAACTAAGAGGATTACATGCTGTATCATGCTTAGGGATAGGTTTATATTGTTTCAAAAAATCATCAAATTCGTTTTTAGTTTTCAATATATTAAATCCATTATAAAACATTCCAAATAATGAATGAAACAATATATAACCGAATAATATGGCTGTTGATAATGGTGCTCCTATAAAAACTAAGTATACTAATAATAAAATTTTGTTTAACCAAAATAAAGGGCTAAATACTTGTGTGAATGTAATAAATGAACCAATTGGTAATAAATCTGCGAGAGGGTTGGTTTCAATAAACGTCATTAAATACAATATTCCGATAATGACATAGACAACGATAGGCAAAATTCCCGAAAATTCTAACTTAGCAAAATCGACCAATATACTTTTAATAGTTCCTACTGAGCCATGTATCATAAATACGGATAATCCCAATATAAACATAAATAGCAATAATAATATTACTTTTAAATTCTTAGATGAAGTAGGTTCGTGTATTTTATTCAAAACATACTCGGGAAAATAGTCAATAATATATCGTTTAAAAGCATCCGTAATAAATAATGGTATATCAGTGAAAAAATTGACAATCTTCATAAATGGATTCATTGCGGTTGCTTGTTTTATTTGTTCGCGTGGAACATTAAATGAATTTACAGGTTGATTACCGCTATCTCTATAGAACATAACAAAACTCCAGTTGTATACAACAAAAGACGCAACTAATATTGATATTATCCAATTGAAATAACGCTTTAAATATCCTTTGTCATGATTGATATGTTTTTCATCACCCTTACTTCCAATTTTTGTATAAAATGTCATACGCTCATCGTACCATGTTTCAAGAGATTTAAATGCGTCTTCTACTATTTTGGCGAATGAACGTGAGGTATCAATAACTTCTGCTTTGCTTCCTTCATAAACATTATCCATTCCAGTCCAATCGCAATCGTTGAAAGTAAATCCTTCTTTTATATCCTGGGTTTCATGAATATTAACTAATGGTTCAATATTTTTAATGTTTATTAATTTCTTTCTTTTCTTTACATTCTTTATTTTGTTTTTCATATGTTCTGTTTGAAAGTTAGTAGTTTCCTTTTTTGTATTGTCATCACTAAATACTTTATTACTATTCGATACGTCTTTCATTTATATAGTATACTATTATTTGTTATACTATATAATCTTAATAAAAATGGAAAAAACACGCAATATAACTTATCTTGAATGTAACATACCACACGACCCACCTATGAATGACAATACGTTATATCTTTCTTCATATAATGTCATATTGTAATTATAATCGTATAATCTCCAATTCTCTTTACGAAATCCGATTGGATTACCTTCACCATCACAAATAACATCAAACTTTGAATTAACAAGATCTATTGGGGGGACATATGTTGTAATGTCTAATTCGATATTTTTGAATTTACTTAAATTAATAGCACCGGATGGTTGGTATTCAAACGGACTTGTATCGAGACAAAAATTATAACAATATACGCCTTCCTTAGCTGAACCTTTAGTTCGGGTATATTTTTCAATATAATCATAAATACCACGAGTTAACATATTCTCGCGATAACTACCATCAAGTTGTATACCCATGGTTTCAAGTATTTCTTTTCTATTTTCTACTGCGAAATTACCAGTAGTTAATAATCCAGTTACAAGTAAATCTACTGGGTCTACGTTGGGAAAAGCACCTTGAGTATTACTATTCGTATATGGTACGCTTCCTACCGGTAGTGTTTTATACGGCCAGTTAGTATAGTTATTCCATTCATTGCGTAAATTTACATCATTCCTCTGGAAATTCCACATCCAACTTGAAACCATACCAGGAGGCGATTGTAGTTTAACCTTACGTGTTCCAGTTATATTTTCAAACGTATGTGCGAATACATCTTTAATTAAATATACTTGGTCTTTTCTTGCGAATAGTTCTGCTTCTTCTTTAGATAAGAAACAATAAGTAGATATTAGATGAATATCAGCATTCCATGAAGAAAGTTTATTTTGATAATTTTCAGCCGATACTTCTATGGAAGGGGGGGTTTGTAGAAATCGGTACATCTGAAAACGTGATTCGCCAAAATTCGGTTTTATATATGGAAAATTATTTCTGGCATCAAATACATCACGTACTTGGAATAAGTCTTGAATCGGTCTAAACGTAACATTAATATGAAGTTCTTGATATTGAAGAGCAATCAATGGAAACGCACATGAACTATTCAATGTAAACCATGTATTAATGGGTATATATAGATTTCTCCCACGTATCGATGGTTCAGCACCAGCTGTATTTTGAGTATGAATTGTTGATGGATATGAATTAATACGACCATTACAGTTAGCCGGGTCATTTATTTCTGGTACATTTCCAGTCATAGTATTAAATAGTTCTTTCTTATCAGAATTAAAATCACGTTCAACCATCATCGAAAGGTATTCCCCAGTATATTTTTGAATAGTGGTTGACCCACTTGTGATTTCGATTTCTTGAATCATAGAAGCGCCAATATTTTCAATCCACCTAAAATCATAAGGAGCCCATCGGCATCCAGTGTCATTACCATCCACTATTTCTGGTATAGTATTGGACCCTTCTTGTGATAGTATTGGTTTAGGTAATGGATGATGTATAGGGCTCCATATATCTGGTAATGTTACCACAACATATGTATCCATTAATAGCTCAGCATGTCTTGGTATTTTAAATTGAAATGTAGAAGGTTCGGTTAAACGCAAATCTCTTGAACCATTATAGTCTATCCGAAATTTTTGAAGTCCGAAATTACTATATTTACAGTATGTTACTTTAAAAAATGTTTTACTTGGATTTCCGGTTAAAAATAAATTCGCATTTCCTACGGCAGCAATGTTTAGTAATCCACCAGCCATTATTATAAGTTTATATATAATTACTATTATATTTGTTAGTGATTATATATTAAATCTTCAAATAATATATAACCCATAATAATGAATAATACTCAAGGTATCTTGTTACTATCAATTATTTGTATATTCATATATGTAATATATCGTTTTCTATGGAAGCGTAAAATGATATCAAGAATTATTAATAAATTACAATGTAAATCACTAAAATGTAGGTCCAGATGCAAAAACGATGAATGTCAATGTAATACAGTCGAAGGATTAGAGTTGTTTGGAACAGCAGAAGGAGAATATAATAGTTTAATAGAATCTGAAGGAACTGGTATTGTTTCATTACCTCCTGATGAGTCTTCAACCGACTCACGTGATAAACCAACGTTAAAAGATTATGTTATAAAGTCATCTTATAATAGCGCAGTGACGGGAAAAAGTGTAAATATAGACATGGTTAAATATTTATTATCTCGTGGAGTGAGACTATTCGATTTTGAAGTATTGTTAATTGATGATAAACCAATGATTACGTATACAAATGATACACAATTAGAAACGATTGAAACTGTGAATACACTCTTACTTGACAATGTATTTAGTATGATATCTACTTCCGCTTTCGTCCAACCTACACCTAATCTAAATGACCCATTATTTATTCATTTAAGAATCAAATCAAAAGGAGATGATACAAAACTATATAAATTAATATCTAAAGTGGTTGATTCCAATTTAAAATCAAGATTATACACAGGAGAAGTGTCTAAAGAAACAAAAATGTCAGATATACAAGGCAAAATAGTGTTAATTATCGATAAAACAATTGACCGAAATTATAATTCTAAATCTACCTGCAATCCAGAAGAAAGACAATGTTATAATCTATCTACATTTGTTAATTTAGAAAGTGGGTCGGATAAATTATTTCTTCATAGATACACGGAATTATTAAATCTAAATTACGACCACATACGAGTAGAAGACAAATGTGGATTATGTACGAGTACGCGTAAGTTGAGATTAGTTATGCCAGATACTATTAATAATAATACAAAAAATCCGGATATAAATAGTTTTATATTGAATTATGGAGCACAATTTGTATTGTATAAGTTTTATTCCAAAGACGATGAGTTAGAGCAATACGAACAGATGTTTAATGATAACAAAGGTGGAATTATTCCTTTAGCATATACTATTGATTATTTGAAAAAAAATCAAATGCAGTAAAAAAAAGTATAATTATTGTATATACAAATGGGTAAATACAATAAAAATAAATCGCAAAAGTCAAAGAAAACTTTTTATCCGGACGAATGTACTAATAAAATGACATTCCAAGAGTGCGAAATGGCTGTATTAAGGAGTGCTATAACAGAGAATAAAAAAACTTCCGGTAAAAGAATTGTTAGTGATGAAGACGTCCAAAAAATGATAAAAATAGTAGAAGAATTTATTGTAGACAAGAAATTAGTATGTTATGGGGGTACTGCTATTAATAATATATTACCAGAAAACGCACGTTTCTATGACAAAGAAGCCGAAATACCTGATTATGATTTCTTTTCATCAAACGCAATGAAAGATGCAATAGAGTTGGCTGATATATATTATGATAGTGGATACACTAATGTTGAAGCAAAGGCAGGAGTTCATCATGGAACATACAAAGTTTTTGTGAATTTTATTCCAATTGCGGATATAACCCAATTACCAAAACAATTATTTGATTCAATTAAAAATGATTCTATAAAAAGGTCTGGTATCCATTATACACCCCCAAATTATTTGAGAATGTCTATGTACTTAGAATTATCCAGACCTGATGGAGATGTATCCAGATGGGAAAAAGTATTGGAACGTTTGAATTTACTAAACAAATATTATCCATTAAAAACTTCCAATTGCTCTGAGATAGATTTTCAGAGAAAAATGGAAATAGATATGTCCGAGCAAGAGAAAATATATTTTATCGCACGAGATACTTTAATGGATGAGGGAGTCGTATTTTTCGGTGGATATGCGAGTGGATTATATTCAAAACAAGTAAGCGATAAGGAAAAACGGGAAATACAAAAAATACCGGATTTTGATGTATTATCTGAAGACTTCGAAAAAACCGCATTGATATTAAAAGAACAATTAGAAGATACTGGAATAAAAAATATCAAAATAAAACGTAATGATGCGATTGGTGAAGTAATCCCTGAGAATATAGAAGTATCTATGGGGAAGGATGACATTATAGCAGTAATACACAAACCGATTGCGTGTCATAGTTACAATGAAATAAATCTGAAAGATAGAACTGTAAAAATAGCTACTATTGATACTATTATGAGTTTATATTTGAGCTTTGTTTATGGTGATAAAAAACTAAATGACATCAGATTATTATGTATGGCCGAGTATTTGTTTAATATTCAAGAAACAAATAAACTAAAACAACAAGGTATGTTAAAGCGTTTCACAAATCAATGTTATGGAAAACAACTAACCATTGAAGATATACGTTCTGAAAAAACTCAAAAATTTAAAGAATTGAAGAATAAACAAACATCACCTGAATATCAAGAATGGTTTTTGAAATACACTCCCAATGAAAATAAAACGAATATTTCTGAAGAAAAGAAACAAGTAAAGAAACCTGTATCTAAGACAGTTAAAAAGAAAACAAAAATCGCCTCTAAAAATAAATTATTGAAGGTGTTAGGATTATAGACTAATTAAAAAATTGGTGAATTTAGTGATGGTATAATAGATACTACCAAAAATCCAACTTTTAAATACTAAACCGTAAAAATTAAAATTACCATCATCATTATAAATGGATAAGAACGAGAATCGTTTGAATATATATGCATTTATAATGGGAAGTTGAAACAAAAAGAATAGAATACTTACAAAAATAGGGACTTGTAAATCACTCAAAATATCATCTATTTGTTGGTTGCGGTCATTCTCTTTTTCGTGTTTCTGAATATTTTTATCGGTAAATTCTTCATACTCTCTAACGTAGTCATTAGACACAGCTTCTTTTGGTATATAATTTGGTTGGACTCTTTCATCTTGAGCGTATTGAGTTGTGTCTTGTTGTATATGTCGTGACGGTAATCGTTGTTGTTGCGAAGGCATTATCATTTGTCGCTGTTCTTCCGATAGATATTGTGGAACTTGTTTAGTAGCATTATTATTAGCAATAATTTCTTGTTGTGGACTTATGGGTTGTTCGGGGTGTGACATAATAGGGTTCTGGTCGGAAACACCATAGGGGTTTGGATGCACGTTAATTGGAGTATAATTATTCGGCAATTCAGTTGTTTTTGTGGGCGGTTGTTGATTCATGTATTGTTGTTGTTGTTGTTGTTGTTGTTGCTGTTGCATATGTTGTGAATTCGGGTCTGGTAAATCTGAAATTCGTGTGGTTGTATTCTCCATTACTATACAATATCATATAAGTAAGATTGTATAGTTTTACGAATGGTACTAAATAAACTGAATTACTTGTCTATTTGTGGTGTATCAGATACATTAATAACGCGTTTGGTATTATCGCATTTTGATGAAGTTGTAGTATATTTATAGCATTTATTATCATGTTTAAAAATCTTATCTTCTATTTCACTAATAATGGGTCCATTAAATTTTAGACAATTTTTATCCGTACATGCTTTTCTAAATAAAGTAGCAAGACCTAAACCAAGCAATACCGATATAAATGTTTGTCCGAGGTCAGTATGGAGTAAACGCTGTAAATTCATAATATACATTACGTTCATATAAATTATTTTTCAATATCTTATACTTGAATGTCTTTTTTCTGATATTTTACATAATATGTATGGTATGTAAAATAATTGGTTAGCCTTGTAGTGGTATTTTGGTTATTTCAGCATCAGTTTTAGGACACGCGACTTCATTCTGTTTGAATTTGAAGCAGGTGTCAGTCTTGTCCTTATATTGAAGCACGTCTATGTTTTCAGGAGTAGGATACACATAAATCTTACGTGTATCAGGCATAGTTATATATACGGCAAATAATCCGAATGCTAAACTAATTATAAAAACGTTTAATTTGATATACTGAAAAAGTCCCATTAAATTAAACTATACGCAGATAAAAATATAAGCCTAAAAATTATTTCTTTCCCTTCTTCTTCTTCTTCTTTGGCTTACTTGTCTTATTTTGTTTATTTGTATCATCAGCTTCTAATTCTGTAAGTAAATCAGGATGAATAAATGACTTTTCTTGAGAAGTTTCTCCGTCGAGCTTGAATACCATATTATTTCCGTCTTTTTGTTCTAAAGAATACTTTGCGATTAGCTTATTCTGTTCGTCTATTCGTTGTTGTAGCAAAACTGCTTCCTGTTTTGCTTTTTCTAACATGTTCGCTTTCTTAATATCAAGACGGTTTGACATATCTTCTTTTAATTTTGTAGATTTTACCATACGGTCAATTGCGTTTGTATCCATTCTCATATTTTTACCCATACCTCCCATGCTTTTTGCCATTTTAGCAAACATCTCTGACATTTCAGCTCCTCCAGTGGATTCTTTCATTTTTCCAAGAAGGTCACCCGCTTCTTTCATTATTTCTTCACGTGAAATTTCACCACTTTTCATTTTCGCATCTAATTTACCAGTTACAGATTTCATTAAACCCATGATTTTGGTAGGATTCTTCATAAGCTTTTTCATAACATCTTGGGGGCTTGCGTCTTCAGCATTATCACCAAGCAATTCAGTAAAATCCCCAGAAATCTCTTCTGCCATCTCCTTTGCGAGTGAACCAATCTTACCATTAAATAATGTGTGTAAGTGGTCTTGCATATTTTCCATATTAGGCATACCGTTCATATTAAATGGCATTGACTGTTCTTGCCCGGTAGAACTGTCACCTTCAGAACTTTCATTTTTACCCATGTCTTTAAAAAAATCATTAAGACCTTCCATAGTTTCACCTAATTTTTCCTGTAAGTCTTTTTCATCTATTCCTTCAAACATATTCATAGAATCTCCAAACGTGCTCTTATCTTTAACGCTACCAACTACTGTAAATAAAACTAATTGCAAGTATTTCCATATTGTTTTACGGATATTTTCAGTTACTCCTTCGGAATTATAAAGGATTTTGAAATCTACATTAGGCAAGAAATTTACATTTACATCCGGTTTATCTGAAAAAATGTCAGCATTTTGGTATAGAATATCAAAAAAACGTTCGGGATATACTGTCACGCAATATTTGTATATTTCATCACGCGATGAATCATCTATTGTTCCGGTTAGATTATTCCATCTATCACTATATTCTGGAAATGTTGTTGTTAAATCATTTGTAAAATCATTAATTACTGTAACAAAATTGGGAGGAACTTCGGTTGAATCCATGCTATATATTTATAATATGGGTATAATCTGTTTAACTACTTTTTGTGTAAATTACTTATCTCTGAGTGTGAATATTGACGTATTTATCATGCTCGTCCATAATATCTATAAGTGATTTATTCTTACTTATATTGTTAGTATGGTGTTCGAATAATAAAGGACTATGTCTACGAAGTATTGGTCGTGGAATGTTATCTGAAATATTATTGGATGTATCTGTGTTTGTATTCAACCAATCCGGGGTGGGTATTGTCTTTACCATAATCGGTAGTGTCTCGGTTGATACAATATTATTAGGGGGTGGTTGGGTTTGTTTTGAATTTTCGCTCATTATTGTAGTTGTATTGGTTCATGTACGTTTGTTTTTAATCAATTTTTAGTGTATATTATTGTAAAATTGAATAACTAAGTGTCAATGAAAAAGTAATAACTAATAAAACAATGACGACCATCAATATTTATATTCCACGCATTCTTGGTTCTGTTACAGAAGCAGAAATATTATCTGTATTTCCACGTATGGATATAGGTAATGTAACTAAGATAGACATGAAATATAAAATTAACGAACGCAAACATGGATATTATTATGCCTTCATTACCATTCAGTTGTATTCAACTATTAGGGCTACTAATTTTAAGAAAAACGTATATGAATACGGAATGATAAGATTATTATATGACGAAGAAGCCGCACAATACTGGGAAATTAAACACCATATTGATAGAAATAAACGTATTAATTTACCAACATTAACAAATGTTCCATTCTTTAGATATAGTACACTCTCACCTACAAAAAACAAAGAAAATGATTCGCAAGTTGAAAACACAGATAAACCATATAACATGTGGGATAATTCATTTGACTTGTTAAGTGAAATAGTAGTAGTTGATGTTGAATTATGAGTGTAATTCATATGTGATTGAACTTTTTATGTGACGACAGTATATAACATGGCAAATAATTTATCTCATAATCTTGAAAAGTTGAAATCGACTTTTCATAATATATTATTATTACGTAATGACGTAACCAAGATAAAAAAAAAAGTAAATAATAAAATAATGGAACTGAAAACAATATATGGAGAACTTTCTAAGAACACAACAAAAAAGGCTTTACTATTCAGTTTAGACTCCTTTTTTTTCCAATATAAATTGTTTTCTGTCGAATTAGAAAATATCGACCGATTTCGCGTCTTATTAAATAACCGAATGTATTGTGATTATTATAAGTTATATATACTGATTGTTAATTATATAAAAGATAATACCGACGATTTAAATGCTGATAAAATAGATTTTCATACATTCCCACCATACAAGGATTTAGAACCATTCCAGGAATATAATTTAGATGATATTAAACATATTCACGAAGATATTATGAAGTATATAAATTTCTTATATGAATGTTATGAAATAAATCAAACAAAAATAACAAATTATAATGGTAAAACACGTATTGGGTTCTCTATATCAAATTTACTGAATACGTTGGAACATGAAAACATTGTATTAAAACAACAAATGGCGTTATATATCAATTATCTGTCATTTTTTCACATATCTCAAACCAAACATTTAAAAAACATCTTACAACGTCTTAAAGATTTTGATAATGAAATAGAAGAAAATGTCAATGGAAATCACGCATATTCGGTTGATGATGTTGAAGAGGCAGATTCTATTCGTAAGTTTGACTATAACGAATCTGATGATGAAAATCCTATTCTTACAGATATAGAACCTATTTTTGACGATACATCGGTATCAGTAGAATCTGTTTCAGATGTTATACCATATACTAAAAAAGAAGATGTCAATATACTATTAATTCCTGATATTAGTGACAATATATCACCTACTCCAGCACCTACTCCCACATCTGTATCCACAAATTCAGATACAGAAAGTACATCATAATTGTTGTAATTACTATATTAGAAATAGAATATTGTGCAAATATATAGCTTAATTTAGATGGATACAGATGTGCCTAAAAAACAAACAGATAATAAAGATTTAGATGGTAATGATGACAAACATAGTATTGGTGGTGGTGGAAATCCATTGGATGATAAAATCGTATGGTCTCCAGACAACGAAAAAATATTAATTGAATGGTGTGATGTAGCACAATGTTACAAATGGTTAAATTTTAGAAGTCATACTAAACTCGCAAGTCAACAAGCATGGTTTACTATACCAGCTATTATTTTATCTACAATTACTGGAACCGCATCTTTCGCACAAGAAACATTCCCACCAAATATTAAACAATACGCACCCGCAATAATTGGTAGTATCAACATTTTAGTAGGTATTTTAACCACAATTCAACAATATTTAAAAGTATCAGAAAAAAATGAAGCACATAGAGTATCGTCCATAGCCTGGGATAAGTTTGCCAGAAATGTACGTATTGAATTAGCAAAAAAACCAGACGAGCGTGATAAAGCAGGACATTTTATAAAAGCATGTCGTCTTGAATTTGATAGATTAATGGAAACAAGTCCTTCTATTGAAAACCATATCGTTAAAGAATTCAAACATAAGTTTCAAAATAAACCTGGGTTTGACAAAGTAAAGAAACCCGATATATGTGATACTATTATCAGTGCCGAAGAAACCAGAAATCAATGGTATCTTGAAAGTAATAATGAACCAATTATAGATAGTGCTGCTGAAGAAGCAGTCAGAGAAAGAGACACTTTCATATTAGAGCAACAACGTATATTAGAAGAACGTAATGAAGAATTAATACGACACGCAGAACTCAAACAAGCACATGAAAGTAAGAAATTACAAGAAATTCAAGAAACAGCCAGAAAATTACATGAAGAGGAAGACGAATACAACCTTCATGTTGAAAAAATTAACCAATTTATCAATGGATATGAAGAAGTATATGCAAGAAAACCATTAAAAGAAGATATTATAAATCAATTTCAAGATACTATCGATGCAACTGTTATTGAAAAATTTTTATCTGGGTATATGAAGTAATATCTAATATAACTATACCAAAAATATATTAGATATGTGAGAACAAATTGGTATCTTTCACCGCCCAATATTCCATATTATTATAAAAGAACCGAATACAAGATTTATCTTTTATATATCCTACTTCGGATTTTGTAAAATTCGCATGCAGTATATAGTTCGCAGTACTTGTAAATAAGCTATATCTTTTATAATTATAACCATTCGAAATAGAGTTTGTAGAGAACATTGTAATATTACCAAATATATCATGAGACACCTTATTAGATACCAATGAATTACTCAACGTGTCAATTGTTTCAATGTTTATGTATTTATCATCTTCATATTGGCATATATACACGCATATTGGGGGTTCTACAATGGCATTGTTCTCGGTATATATGTTTTTTATGTCTGAATTATTAGAGAACATAGATGTAATTATTTTACATATTGGTATGTTATTCGATGATTTTTTATGTATTATTTCATCTGTAATTACCCATGAATATTGATTCTCATTAGGAAAATCCATGTGAATAATCGTGGTATTGATAAAAATATATAATTTGCCTTCCATATTCACATACCCCTTATAATAATCTTCTGACTTTTCATATGTAATACCAAAATTATTTTTAATATATTGAGAACATTGTTCCGGAAGGTATAATTCATCATCATATTCATCACTATTTGATGACATATCCAATAATTCATCATCGTCATCTTCATCGTCATCTTCAATAAATGGTATTATATCATCGGTTTCGCTGTCAGAACTACTATCACTGTCAATGTTCTCTAATAATCTGTTTTCATTTGGAAATTTCATTATATTATTCTCATTATTCATTAAAAATTTTACATATGGTTTATCACTATCATCTACAATACTATATAATACATAATTGAACTCCGTATCTTCCGTGATATTTATTACTTTATGTAGCGTATCATTACTTAAATATTTATACGCAATATTGTTCTCCATATTAATAATTTCATTATCTGGTTCATTTATAGTATTATATATAGATGGTGGTTTTACATCATATACTACTGTTCCTGGTTGAATCTTTTTCATGAATTTATCATTTATTATGTCTTCTATTTCTGGTTTTATTGATATCATTGTATACAGTATAATTTGATAATATATTGCGAAAATAAACTTGTAAAACTACATAAAGATAACATCTGTTAAGTTATTATAACACACGTTACTATAGATACTACTATTTTCTAAATGTCCGATTACGACAATAACTCAATTCACTCACTCAACGATACCCAACGGGGGTATATGCTTCCAAATGAAGACGACAATTTTTCAGTAGTTACTGATGACCTTTCAAATAAATCTGTTGGAAAAAAGGTATTTAAAATGGGACGAAATGGGTGGAAATTTGACGAACTTAAGATGCTTGACCCTGGATATCATCGTATTGTAAGAGACCATGATGGTATTAAAACTAAAACTGAAATATATTCTACATCAATCGTCCCTGGAACAATGATTCGTGATGCTATTACGGGACATAATTATCCCCACTTTCATGTTGGTTGTTGGAATGAAGATCTTTTCTTCAAGGTTAAGGATGCGAGCGGTTATGTAGGCAAAGAGACTTATGACCTATATTATGACAGTCCAGAACAATATGAAAGACATGTAAAGACTAATATTTCGGTAACTACGAAAAAGAAGTGGACTGATAAATTTGTACTGGCACAAGCGAGATTGGAATCAGAACAACAATAATTTAGGAACAACTATAATAAAAATATCGCAATTATATAACTATTAAAAATGAATAAAACAATAATATCTTGGTCTCATTACTTATATGCTACAATTACCGCATCTGTATTAGCATATGTAACCGTTATGGATTCATCTAAAGATTCAGATGACTCAGCAATAAGTATGCTTCCGAATATAGATTTTTCGATTAAAACAGAAGAACCTGTATCTGTAGAAGAACCAGAACCAGTAGAAGAATCGGTGCAAGTAGAAGAATCGGTGCAAGTAGAAGAATCAGTGCCAGTAGAAGAATCAGTGCCAGTAGAAGAATCAGTGCCAGTCGCAGTAGCAGTCGCAGTAGAAGAACCAGTGCCAGGAGCAGAACCAGTAAAAGAATCTCAAGTAGGTTCTTCAAGAAAAAAATTGAAGAATAACAAAACAAAAACCACTAAGAAAAATAGCAATAGTACAAAGACTCATCGTCGTCATTAAAATATAGGCATTTGTTAAATGCCTATATTTAAAGAGATATATATATCAGAACCGCATGAACGCAGAAAAACAATACACAATATAATTAATACAAGTGATATACGTCACATATACGTATCAATTGGGAGTAAAATAAACAATACTGACAGCTTTATGAATTATAATAATAACAGTGTTTTTCAAATGATACCAGCATATTATAGTTTAAATAGCACATCGCACCTAATCATAGTATTTGACACATTTACTCAGTCTGAATATGAGTCATGTTACGAACATATGACTCCCTATATTACTCCGAATACACATATAGTTTTATGCAATCAACTATGTGATTATAGATTTATTCGTAAGTTTATTCCATACATCATAGATATAGCAAAAACAATCGGTTGTATGCCATCCAATATGGTAATATGCAACTATGTCAAATTTAAATATCAACCAAACCCTATAGAACAAAGGTATTTAAACGAGATACCTAATAATATATACGCAGTATTGAAAACCTCGCAATATAAAGACTATATTGAAAGCTTTTACGAATGGTTCGGATATAACGCATATTTATATAATTTTATATATAAATATAAGTATTATCAATTATACCGAGGTGCTTACAGCTCATTGAACCTTCTTTATGACACAATCAAAACAATAGAATATGATAACACATATCAACTATGTATTTCAAATCCACACATTATAAACTTTTGGAATTATGTATACAATATTACAAATCCTAACATTAAATTAACATCAATATGCGATGATTTAATAGACGGCAATAAAATCAAAGTAACTCCTCACAACGTATAAAAAAATCATGTAGTTCATCTGTATTCGAATTGTTATGAATTTCATCTGGAATATAACTATCATTCTCTTTTTGATAACACAAAATAGCAGGAATTCCTACGAACATTTTTTTTGTTTTCAAGAATGCATATACATCAAAATTATTATCAATATCAACGACCGCACATTGAACGTTATCGGGCATATTATTAAATTTTTCGAATACTTCCTTTTCTATTTTTTTACAAGGAGCACACCATTCAGCTCCAAATTTAACGATGAATAAACCGGGATTAGATTTGATAAGAACCATATAATCATCGCGAGATTTGATTTCAGTAATAATAGGTAAAGTCATATTTTCTATATGAACATTACAGACATTATTTCTATACGTATTTCGTAAAAAAGATAAAAGAATATTATTAGATATAGTATAGTAATTCAATGTCAATAAAAGACCATAATCTAAATATCCATATGTATTCATTAGAAGAACTGCTTGGATTGTTTGATTTGACATTTAATATTTCACATGACGACCTTAAACGTGCTAAGAAAGTAGTTCTAATGACACATCCAGACAAATCAAAATTAGACTCTAAATATTTTCTATTTTATAAAAAAGCATTCGATGTTATAGTTCGTTTTCATGATAATCAAAATAAACAAAATCAGAAAATCAGTTCTAACAATACCGCATATACCCCACATACAAACAATGAAGATGATAATAGAACTGTCAAAAAAGTTTCATCGGTCATTAATGAAATGTCAAAACGAGAATTTCAAGATAAATTCAATGACCTATTTGAAAAGAACATGGCAACCAAAGTGGATGAAAGCAGAAATGAATGGTTTAAAAACGATGACCCATCATATACAACTAATGAAACGGTCAATTCAAGTAATATGGGAAAAATATTCAATTCTATTAAAGATCAACAAACGGGTTTAGTAAAATATCGTGGCGTTGAGAACATTATATCAAATCAATCATCTACTTCGAATTTTTATGAAGACAATGACGATGATGTTTATGTTACAAGTGACCCTTTTAGTAAATTAAAATTTGACGATTTACGAAAAGTTCATAAAGACGAAACTGTGTTCTCAGTGAGCGAACGTGATTATCAAAATGTAAAGAAATATTCATCAGTAGACCATTTTATGCGAGAACGAGGACAACAATCTACCGCACCTTTATCTAAACCTGAGGCTGAACGCATGTTAGCACAAAACGACCAATTATACCGTGAAAAAATGATGAAAAAAGAATACTCTTCTAATCTAAAAAATATGGAATATGAAGAAAAAAACAAATCAGTACTATCAAATTTTTTAAGAATCAAACATTAGGGATTTGATGGAATCAGATGTTGTGGCATACACCATTCCTTTTTCATATCTAATAGTAAGTTCTCAGTATCACGGGTAGTATTCTCAATATCACTATAACTTGTATATTGTGTTACTGTGGGAGGGGTAATCATATACCAAAAATGCTGATATTGTAACCTCTGCCAATACATATCTACAGCGTGTTTCTTAATAGATTCTTTTGATGAGTCTTTGGTTAGTTTATCTACACTTTCCTTGAAATTCTCAAGCAATATGTCATACATGTGCTTTTTGACTATATACCCGGTTGTAGTACGACAATAAAATACACGAGAACAATAATCCTCTACTATTTGATATGGACGTGCATTATTCCCTCCAATGATTAACACATCCCAATTTATTTTTGTGTTTGTATGGAATTTTGTAATGTTTTGTTTCAATAATTCGGGATTTTTGAAATGAATATCATCTTCACAGATAAATACATAATCATAGTCTCTTTTTTTTGCTATTTCCAAACATTTTATGTGACTCATAGTGCAACCTATCGCCCCTATATCTTTTTTGACTGCGTCTACCCTTTCAGCATTTATAATCATTTTCTTAAATTCGTTGGTTGCGTGTTCCAATCGGTCTTGACGATGGTCTAAATTAATGAAAAGAGTATTTTTAAATAATTCCATCTATTTTTATTATTATCCATTTCACTTTATACTATTTCAATTCATATGATATACAAATATCATATGTCTAAAAAATATTTATTTCTTGTTCTTGCGAGACTTGTTCTTGCGAGTCTTGTTGTCCTCCTTCTTGAAAGAACCAAATTCACCCTTCTTAGTGAAGTAACCTGCCTTCTTAAGACGGTTATTCTTCTTGGCAGTCTTGTGCTTTTTAAGAGACACAATACGTCCGTGCTTATTCTTCATTAAATCTTTTTTTTCTAAACCTCCGGTAGTCTGGTCGACAGTTCCGTGGAATACTTGAGCTCTTGAACCAACAGTCATTCTATATCTAATACATAGATTTTATTTATGAGTCACTATCAGTATTTACATCTTCTACTAAAACTGTTTCATCGTTTATTTTATTATTTTTCGGAGTTTCTTCTAAATTCGCATATTTAGATATGTGATGTTGGGGTTTATTTTCTTCTTTTGTGGGAATCTTATTATGATTATTTTCTTGTAACTGAGTTTCGATGTTTATTAAACGCGTTTTCGTTTCTTCTAATTGTTTTGATAGTTCTATAATATGTAAACGCATTGAGTACATTTCTGACTTTTGAACTTCAATTAATTCACTCCAATTATCTTTGGATGTTTCTGTGTTCCATGATACAGATTTCTTTTCTTTAGATTCTTGTAGTTCTATCGCTTCCAAAGTTATATTATTGCTATTAGTGGAATCTATACTTAACTTATTTGTCTGTTGGATTGGTTTCATCAATTCTTCTCGTTCTCTTCTTTCACGCTCCAATAATTCGTTAATATCCTTATTTTCGTCATTGGATGTTTCGCGAAAATCGATTTCATTGGGGGTTTTACGTTGTAACATAGTATCATATTCCTGCTGACGCATCTGAAACTGTTTATTAAATATATCTTCTTTACTCTCGTTTACTATTCCAGGTGTATTAATAGTATTCGAATGAGTCATCATATTCATCGGTTCATGTGTGTTGGGGTATTGTTGTGTAGTGGAATATTGTTGTGGGGCGGGGACATGTTCTTGTGGAGGTGTATATTGACTTGAATTATGAGCGGTATATTGAGGATTTTGTAAATGAACGCTTTGAATCATACTTGTTAATGCCTCTTTATTTAAATTATTCAAATCATTTGGGTCTATGGTTTTCCCTTGTAGTCGTGTATAAAAATCCTCGATTGATTGTTTAAACCATGTTTCCTTTGATTGCGGCGGTTTTGCTTCGAAATAACGAATAATAAATGGGTTTCCATTGATAATATTCCATAGAATTCTTTGATTTTCTGGATGAACGAACAATGCCATTGAATAATATTCTGATAATAAATATTATTCAATTAGTTATCTTTATTCTTATTTTTATCTATAATACTTATGATTATGTTTTTCATATCTTGTATATCGGCTTCATTGGTTTTTGTCATTTTTGTATTATTTAGTTCTTCTAATGCGTAGTTAGCATATTCTGGATGTATGTGTAATACTCTTTCAAGTTGGTCGATAAGTCCCATTTCTATTGTGTCACTTACGTACTTTTTTATTTCGTCGTCCATATCACCCCCTTTTTGTACCTTCATTTTACGCTTATTTGTTTTAGATTTACCTCCTTTTATCTTTCTCTTTTTGGTTTGTTTTTTGCCTTTTCCAATGATTACTTTGGGAGAAAATACATGCTCTATTTTTTTTGCTTTTAAAAAATCATGAATATTTTTTTTCATGTCTTCAACGGTTTCATCTTTCGGATGTTTTTTAGTACTAGCCCATTTAATATAGGAGAATAATTCATTTAAATAATGGTCTACTTGGTCTCTACTTGTAAATGGCGCATTTTTTGTATCAAATTTTATGTTCATATTACCTACCTGAAACCCTTTACGGTTTCTATACCTCATTGGGTATATTTTCGTAGTGATTTTTACATCATTCGTATTTTCTACGGAGGTATTATTCATTTTCTAATTTATATTATGCATATATTTTGTTATACTTTGAAATATATTTTACGAAATTTACTCACATAGTTATCTGGTATTCTTGGTTTTCTAAATAAGTCTATTTTTTCTTCAGGTGATTTAATTGGAATGTTATTTATTTTCCCTGTTAATAAGGTAATTATGAAAAATAACGAATACATACCACATTCCGAATTCTCTTTTTGATGTTCTACTCTGTAATTATCATATTCTTCTAATTCTATGGGCGTTTCAAGTTCTCTACAATGTTCTTTTAAACGGTCTACTAATTTCTTTATTTCATTTGGTATCTTATCCCCAACACTATCAAAGAAAAATACAAATCCTTCTTGTAAATCTATAAATAATGATACCCAATGAGAACCATCTTCACGAAACTTGTCTAAATTAAATACCACACCTATTTTTGTTTTTCCTAAGTTTAAATACTCTTGTATCTGTTCCTTATTTTTTAATTTACATAAATCCTCTATATAGCACAAATCGTCAAAATCTATACTCGCAGTTTGTATTGCTCGGAACATAGAATATGATTTCTCATATTCTTTAAGTACGTTATCTATATCATGATTACTTAACCAATAGTTTTTGTTTGTTTTCCATTTATGCGGTTGTAATGGACGCGGAACATATAAATATTGACTTAGTTTTTCATTATAATTCGTGTCATCTATTATATTTAACCAACAGTCTTCGGTCGTACATGTTTTTAATCTTCTCTTTAAATCCTTCCATATTGTTCTCGGCTTTTCAGATATTATTTGATTATATGGATTGTTTTTATTATATTTGTCTTTGAGTATATGTAATACATCTTCCGGTAAACAACTTCCGCGAACTACGGTATTACTATGATTATTCGGATTACAATTGATATACTTCGGTTTTGTTAACAATTTCTTCAAAGTTTTATTCCTTTTACTTTTTTCCCTATATTTCTTTGACATGTTGATTATACATTCTAATTAGATTTTTCGACGTACAATATTTAGACAACTTACACAATTTCTACTTTTTTATAAGTTTTGTACCCCAAAATGAAGATATATCGTTTTGGGGGTCACGTTTATAATCGGTTTCTTCTTCGTCAGATTCATCTATATTACCAAACAATGTTTCCTCGTCAGAATTATTGTCATATCCTTTGTTCTCTATATCTTTCATTTTTAAGTATCGAAGTAATGTTCTTGTGTAATCGTTAAATGATTCATTTACATCGGTTGTTATTTGTGTATCCGGTTCGCATAGTAATCTTCTTGTTAAATCTATGATTTCATTTTTATGTTTCTTTAACGCACGTGTATGCTTTTGTTCTCGTTCATATCTTGCTGGGTCTTCCGTTGAAATATATTTTTTATGTTGGCTTTTATTCATTAAAAAATTCATTGTAATATCATTTATATAATCATCGTTTGTTGATGAATCTTTGTCGTATTCACTTTTGGTTTCACTCATTACTATATTTATAGATTTTACTAAAACTACAATATCAGTTTTAGGCAATATTAGAGGATTTAATGAGAACAAAATATTTGACTATATTATAATAATAATAATATGAGCGGTTCATCAGTATTAGGAGGTCCTTATAACGGACATTCATCAAAACAAACAGTGAGTTCTAAAAGAGATAGCGAAAGTGCCATTGCCAGAAAAGTATTACGTAGCTCTTGGAATACTCCATACGCCACTGGTACATACGAGGGTGAAAAAAGAGTCATTACTCCATTTAGAGCAGTAAACAATTTAGGTGATTTCTTAGGTAGAAAGAACTATTCGTGTGGAGGTCCAAAACAAATGACATTTACATGCGACAGTAGTAATGTTCCAGCATCATCTACAAACGTTAAGTTCGTACCTGATTCTTCTGACTATATTCGTTTTAGAAAACAACAAGCCATGAATCGTAATTATAACGACTCGGCACATTAATTTTCCTATTGTAATAAATTCTATAGTGAATGTATAGAATTTACAAAAATGTATAGAATGAAATGGACTATTCAAAATAATAACAATGCGGTTCTTACTGCTGATAATGCTATGCCATTGAAAGACTCTACCAGTAATAATGAGGGACGATTTCAAATGGACCGTCAAACATTCATTGAAACAATACCCAGTGTTATACCTACTGAAAACAAATGGATGGGAGAATCCCGAGACGCATCTGATGTAATGCGTAGACGTCGTGCCGGCGCAGTTGGAAAAGGGACATTTAACGCAAATAATAATCAGTTCTCTTTCACCAACCCTGATGACAAGAATTCGCGTAATAGTGCCCTACGTAGAGTTCGTTCGGGTGGATCAGTCGCACCTGTAAAAAAAGGGGCTCGTAAGTAACTTTTTTTCACTTGATAAACTATAAGACACGAAAATGTATAATTATTTAGCTGAATTCTTAGGAACTACCTTTTTTGTATATGTTTTTTTAGCTACTGGCAATCCGATTGCGATTGGTGCTGCGTTAGCACTTGTTATTGTGTTGATTGGTCCTATTTCGGGAGGTCATGTAAATCCTGCAGTCACAATTATGATGTCCGCAGCAGACAAATTTCCTACAAATGAAATTGTATCTTACTGTCTCGCGCAGATTTTTGGTGGGTTAGTCGCATTAGAAATATATAAACGCTACAAGCTATAATTCAATAGTAGTATTAGTATGGATAATACCACTATCTTCATTTGATGTTCTATGTAATGAATTTTGGGGTTCATCTACTGTTGCGATAGTATCATTTTCGGTCGGTGTATTTGTACTTGTTACAATATGTATACATACATACAATAACATTGTTAGCAATGTTATCGTGAGAACTAATAGAAGTAGAATCCAGATGTTTGACATTTTTGGTGTAATAACGGTACAGACGGTACTTTCAATTTTCAAACAAGATGTAAAAATTGAAAACTTATTTAACATATGATTAGAAGTATCACTATTAACGAACAGTTGTTCCGTACATTATTTAATATGAAATCTAAAATAGTCGGTTGGCGTAGACCTTTACCATATGACCTTCAACGTCATATTGCAACCAAATTTCTCAGTAAACAAGAGAGAAAACAATATGTTATCGATAAATTGAATTCTGCTCGAGGGAACGATGAGCTTAAACGAAATCTTACATCGTTGCCACCAGATACCCGTACTAAACTATTTATAAATGGGGTTTATAATAAATTTAATAAATTAGTTGAAAATAGTTATGTTAACGTGCATGGTGGTATTGCAATGCCTCGTTATATCCACCAAATTGTTCGTGTATCACTGGATACTGTTTATTATGGATTTCACCTGGTTCGTACGGGCAATCCGAATCTTAGACGCGCGCAAAAAACTCCATCATTTACAATGAGTTTGAGTAATACATCTGATATGGGTATGAAATATTGTCCGATAGAAGGTCATTCTGAGTTGACTGATAACATTCATGTAACAGATTTTGCAAAGTTAATTCGCACTTTATCTAATTTAAGGTGTACGTCTAAAAAATTTACTGAAGAGCGCGATCAAATTATATATGACTTCGCAGTTATAGTACAAATGTTAGCTACAAAATATACCAAGTTGAACGAGCAAGAAAAGAAGGACAAGTTGGCTGCCAAGGAAAAGGCACAGAAGGACAAGTTGGCTGCCAAGGAAAAGGCACAGAAGGACAAGTTGGCTGCCAAGGAAAAGGCACAGAAGGACAAGTTGGCTGCCAAAGAAAAGGCACACGCGGACAAATTGGCTGCTAAAGAAAAGGCACATAAGGAGAAGTTGGCTGCCAAGGAAAAAGCACAGAAGGACAAGTTGGCTGCCAAGGAAAAGGCACAGAAGGACAAGTTGGCTGCCAAGGAAAAGGCACAGAAGGACAAGTTGGCTACCAAGGAACAAGCAAAGCTGGAAAAAGCCAACCAAAAAAGAGAGTTGCGTGAAATGCGTATGCAAGAGAGAAAAGTAAAAAAATAAACAAAATTATGATGTAAATTATCTAACTACATGTGAGAGTTCAAAATGTCAAATTACAATATTTGACATTTTTTATCGTGACTTTTGAATCATTCTAAATAAAATAAATAACCCTACAAGTGATAATGTACTGACAAAAGCAATATTAATATGGTCTTTAAATATTATCTCATCTATATCAATACTCTCATTGTCACTGTTATCTGATTCCTTATCATCAGTAGAGTCATCTGAGTTATTCGCGTCTTTCGTATCTGCTAACACGTCATATGTATTTGTATCAACATTTGTAGTTATTGAAGTAGGGAAACCAACCTCAGTAAAATTTACAGATTGAAATATACGGTTACTATCTATGGGTTTAATCGCATTCATTTTTACTTCAGTTTCTCCTAAATTGGTATTCTTACTTTCTTTCTTGTTCTCCTTTTTGGGGGTATTATCAATGTATTCGCTCATCTATACATTATGTTATCAAATAATATCAACCATATAAAGATTATGTTACTTTGTTAGTATACTCATATGTGCGGAATTTTTACATTATTAAACAATCATAATAATATACCACAACCCATTATTCAATCTTGTTTCGAAAATGGTAAAGGACGGGGTCCAGAATTTTCATCATTATCATATTGCGCAATAAACGCACAGTTAGGATTTCATAGATTGGCTATCAATGGATTAAACGTCCAATCGAATCAACCTATTCGTATTAAAAATATATCGCTCATATGTAATGGGGAAATTTACAACTATAATGAATTATATGAAACTTTGAAGGTTTCGCCTACCACCGATTCGGATTGTGAAGTCATTATTCATATGTACTTAAAATATGGTATAGAATATACTTTGCGTATGTTAGACGGTGTGTTCTCATTTGTCTTAATTGATACCCAATTCAATGGGCTATCTAAAATGTGGGTCGCAAGAGACCCATATGGAGTTAGACCGTTATATCAAATGAAACCCATATCGCGATTGAAATCATCTAACAATCACTTATACGGATTCGCAAGTGAAATCAAAGGACTATATGATATTTATAAATACATTAAAGATATTAATTGTAATAAACGAACAATGGACCCTACACATGCCTCTAAATATCCTGATTATAGTATAGAACAATTCCCACCAGGAACGTTCTCTTATTATGAATTACCATATGAAATTCAAAAACCATGGAAATTTATATCATCCTACCAGTATCATTCACACGGGTTTCATAGTATCATGTATACTGATTATGTGAATACTAATACTATTTTCTCTAATATTCGTAAATATCTTACTAACGCAGTACATAAACGATGCTCTGCCACAGAACGACCTATCGCATGTTTACTTTCTGGGGGTCTTGATAGTAGTTTAATTACTGCTCTTGTAAATAATTATCACATCCAAAATAACTTACCTACACTTGAAACATATAGTATTGGGATTGAAGGTTCCGACGATTTAAAACATGCGAAAATTGTGGCTGATTATATGGGAACAAAGCATACCGAAGTTATATTGAGTGAAATTGATTTTATTAATGCTATACCCGAAGTCATTAAAGGGATTGAAAGTTATGATACTACTACGGTACGCGCAAGTATAGGTAATTGGTTACTTGGGAAATATATATCCAAACATAGTGAAGCTAAAGTCATTTTTAATGGAGATGGGTCAGATGAACTGTCGGGGGGGTATTTGTATATGGGAAGGGCTCCAGATGAATTTGAATTTGATAATGAATGTAGGCGATTATTAAAAGACATACATACATTTGATGTTCTACGCTCAGACAAATCCATTTCATCACACGGGTTAGAACCCAGAACACCTTTCTTAGACAGAGAATGGACCGAGTATTATTTATCTATATCACCACGCATTCGTTTTCATACAAATGAGAAACTTCCAGAAAAATACCTTATACGAAAAGCTTTTTCCAAAGAAGAATATGCTAAATATGAAGATAAAGCACTTTTACCGGATAGCGTGTTATGGAGACGCAAAGAGGCTTTCAGTGATGGAGTTTCTATACAAAATCGGTCATTATATCAAATTATCCAAGAACATGTGGGAAAAATAGTTGATTTAGGTAGCGATTCTTCTCTATTTACACATTTACCTCCACAAACAGCCGAACAAATTTACTATAGAACTATTTTTGAAGAACATTATGCTGGATTGGGTCATATTATACCCTATTTTTGGATGCCGAGATATATTGAGGCTACGGATTCAAGTGCACGAACATTGAGTGTATACTAATAAAAATATATTTCGAATCATATATTTTTATTCAAGTGCCTTCGTTTTATCAATTGTTACTTCTCTGAGAACATTCTTCATTACTTTATCCTCAAATAATCTGGTTTCTTCTTTTCCACATCCACCAAGTGATGATTCCGAATATTTGAAGAATTTTTCGTAGTTTTCGGTTCCCATGATACCCACATCGGGCGTTGAATCATACCATATTGGACGCATTCTTTCGTTTTTGTTAGCTACTCCTTTAACTGCCTTACGTAATTGGACTTTGTCTTCGTCTTTTTCCCATTTGTCGTCATCTTTTATGTATACCGTTTCGCGTTTCAAATCCGTACAATGGAGTGGACGGTCATGGATTTCCATTTCATTTATACGTTCTACGATGATATTTGAAATGCCATCTATGAATCCACGTTCTCCTGTTTCTATGAAATCCTGTATGGATATATTGATGGATTTTACAAAGTCTTTTAATGTCATTGCGTTCTTGCATTTCTCGTTCAGAAAAACATTTAAGTTGAATTTGTTGTTACTGTTTATGTTCGTGTTATTATTGTTATTTACAGTATTATTACCCATATTGCCTGCCATTTCTTTTATAATTTGTTGGAATTCACGACGTTCTTCCAATATAAGGTCCTTAAATTCTTGATTCTGTTTCAGTAATTCAACTATCAATGTCGGATTATCAAGTATTGTAGCAGCATTTGTTTGGGCTTCATTTGTGGGTATATCTTCGGATGTATCACAAACATCAATATACGTACATGTTTTTTTATGCTTACATAAACTAGACATATGTTTGTATTCTTTTCCACACTCACACGTATATGTTGGGAATGGCATTTTTTTAGTAGGATTAGTTAGGCGTTTATGTTTAGGTGTAGTTAGATGCGTATTATAATTACTAAACTTACTGCATATAAAGTTACACCGGTCACATATATATTTTTTAGCATTTTTTTCATTTTGTAGATTAGGCATTTTTTCCTTAATATACTAATAGATATAATGCCTAAATCATTTACCATATAAATACTTAATTTTTATGGTAATAGAATTTTTACTAAAAATACACAAATAACTGCATATACGTCTAAATCGTCTTTTAAGAAAACCCGTTTTAAATTTCTCAGCGAGGATTTTCATTTTGGACATTTATTTTATGTCCAATTTCAAATTCTTGGGTCAATTCTTTTTCGCACTTTTATACATTTTTAGCGTAAAATTATTTAATTACTATTAGAATTAGAAGTTTTATTATTTCCTATCAAGTCTTTTATAATTTGTTGGAATTCACGGCGTTCTTCCAAAATAAGGTCTTTGAACTCATTATTCTGTTTTACTATTTCAATAAGTAATGTCTGAGTATCAATTGCGGTAGCAGTATTATTGGGTGTGTCATCTGATGTATTATTGCATTTCTTCTTGTGTCGCCATAATCCAGAGCGGTCATTGAACGATTTGTTACATATTTCACAATTATGAGAATGAGTTTTATTGAGTATTCCGTTGTTAATCTTATGTTTAGCTGTAGATATATGTCGTTTATAATCATTTTTGTTAGTGGTATAGAATTGACATTTGTCACAATTATATTTTAAAGTTTTTTGTGTATTATTGGATACTAATAAACCGGTAGTGTGTATTATATTCATAGGCGTACCACTCAACTTAATATGCCTCGTCCGTTTATTATGTTCTTCTTGTGATTTACGTGTATTAAAATATACCCTACAAGAAGAACAATAAAAGACTTCTTTCGGTGGTTTGATGACAACATCCTTTTTGGGTTTTCGTGGCGGTAAAGGTTCAATGCTGTTTAGGGTTGCATTGTATTCTTCAAAATATTGTTGTTCTTGTTTCTTCGCGGAATGCAAATCTTCGCAATTATGGAATGCAATAATTTCCATGGTCCAGTTATCCCATCCCATATTGTCACGTATAACCTTATATACTTTACAATTATAATTGACCGATTTTGTATTTATACAGCTTTGTTTGTGTGCGTATTTCCTTTGGACGAAGTTAGTAGTATGTCCTATATAAAGTTCTTTTACAGAAGGGTCTTTACAAAAAATCTTATAAAATATGGTATTGGAATAATCAATCTTAACCTTCGGCATCTTATACTTATTAGAGATAAGACACTTCTAAATACTTTACCATATACTATATTTGTTTGTATATGGTAAGGATGATTTCAGTGTAAAATTATGAACATCAATTATGTAGTATGAGTTTATACCCTTACTTAAAAGGTTCGGTAATCAACCGCCCATCAATATCTGTAATATAGGTTTCTTTTGCGTGTTTGTCTTGGCGTTCGCCAATGACAAGATAACTTATTAATGCGGTAGATTCAGTATTTTGACATTCTATTTTTAATATGTTCCCTATGACTTTTCCACGTACGTTGTCCCAACCATCTTCATTTGTGGTGAATACACTGATGTCGCGATTTAATGCGACAAATGTACCTTCTGTCATATTGAATTGGGTATCTAAGTTAATTTCAGCTAAGCCATTTTCAAGGTGGATGTGTCCTCTGTAAATATTATCCATACGGGGACCTTCGATAAAACTATGAATCAAGTAATGAGTATCTTGTTTTTCAGGTAATGGATGGTCTATTTTAAACGTACCTGATGCTTTGGATACTGTTCCTGTAACATTTAAATTTCCAGGTATTTGTATTGTATCTCCGCTAACGCCTAATGTAAGATTATTTGTTGTATTTATTATAGGACTATTCATATTAAGTGTACCTACTATATCTACTCTTCCATTCATGGAAACATCCCCAGATACATTCATGCTACCATTCAGAGAAATGTCTTGGGTAACCAGAACTTCATAATTATTTATTGTAGTTAGCATAATGTTCTCATTTGACTCAGACCCGACCACTGTAAAATCTCCTTTGATTCTCATATTTCCTTCAACATCTATGTTTGAATTATAACTAACATCGCCCGTAAAAACTGTATCTATAGTATTATTTGTAAAATTAACGTAAGGTTGTACTATTGTAGTAGTACTAGTAGTAGACGTTTCAAATACGGAGGTTCCTCCAGCAGTATCTATTTGATACATTTCAGGTTTATTAACGCCACCACCATAAGCTGGTGATAAGACAATATTTCCGACAGAATTCATCAATATTGGTCCATTACTATTGGTTGCTGTTTTAGTTATTGGAGTTGCTATCTTATACCATCCAGCTGGACTCGCACTGGTTGTGTTTGGATACATACTCAAATCTGAAATCATGGATGGAGAAATATAATGGTAAACAGGGGTTCCAGTACCTGTGCTTATTCCTAAGATAGTGCCGACATCATTACATGCAAAACTCTGAGTTATAAGTGTGCCAGATGAATAATTTGCAATAGCGTACGATGGGTCTTCAGGTATTATACTATGAATTGTAAATACAGTGCCCACCCGTTTATATACAAGGACAAGTGATTTTAAAGAACTGGTTGGAAGGCTTGAAGCAATAAATATTCTTGTACAATCAATATTCGCTGTTATTGTTTGTCCAAAGAAGCTTGTGTATGTGGTATCCACACTTGGATCATAATATAGATTATCAGTACTTACGGATGGATGCCGTAAGTTACCTATATAGGTTGTAGTTTGGGTAGTTGAATCATATGTCCTTATTTCTATTCTTGCGTTGATTGCTACTAAAATATAATATACATCATTTACTGCTTTTACAATAACCTTTGGGTAGTTATTAGTATACGATTCAAATGTAGTCAATGGGTTATACCAATTCGAAAATAATGGTGTCCAGTTTAATCTATCGTATATCATTATTTGAATAACTAAGTTGTTAGAATTATTTCCACCTACTATTAGAAGGTTACCATTTTCAATAAACATTATTCGATGTACAATTGATAACCCACCACTGGTTTCCTTACCGGTTCCATATTGTATGTCCCATTTATTACTGTTAAGATTATATTTATATATGAAATATGCTCCAGACTGATTCTGACATGTGGTTACGAGTATTAATTCATCATCGGATTTAATATCTCCCATACTACAATCAGTTCCGGACCCACATATTTTATATATTTGAGCTTGACGTACATAATTCGATGGAACGGTATTAAAAAAAAGTAAATTGTTTGATGTATTATATATAGTCGTTACATCATCAGACGATAGATATACTGGTGATCCTACCGAAACCCAATTTGGAGAATGATATAGATTACTTAACGGATCTTGTATATCTGAATCAGAAGAATTGTATTCACTATTATACCGAAACACTTGACATGACGCATTACCAGTAACACCAAAACCTGGATTGGGATATGCACGAAGGGCGTAAGTAGAACTACTACTATTATAATCACTACTTACTACTATAAATCCACCATCTCTTGTCATTGAAGACACATAAACAACGTCGTATGCGTACGATGCGTAAACCGTTCCAAATTTGTTCCAATTTGTGCCAGTAAGTACATTATCGGGTATATAATAATTCTTTTTAATAGTATTAGTTTCAGATGAAGTTATGTTATAGGTTCCAAAATTTATATAATTGTCTATTGTTAGATTTGTTGCGTTAATTGAATTAACAGTTAAATCATTTATATTAACCTTTGTGTTAAAACTTGCATCTTGATTAATTTTCAGGGATGTATTATTGCTTTCTAAAGTTAATTGACGATTAATTGTATTTACTGTATATGTATAAGCTGCGTCCATGGTAACCGGTCCCGATTCAGATTCTATGTAAGCAGATCCAGTTTTTATTCTACACTGAGTATTTGCGCCCACACCCCATACAATATTTGTGTAAAAAATGTAATTATCATTTACTATTTTAATCAATCCACCTGCTGCATTGTATCCACTAAAATTTGCCGCAGATAATAATACATCACCCATTTGATAATATCCACTACTTAATATTATACCTTTAAGCCATGGTGGTCTTGTTGTTAATGCGTCCAGATTAACATACTTATATACTACTATATTACCAGCTGCGTCCGTTGCTGCTATTATACTGAAATCATCATTCGCGCCTAATCCCAATCGTTGATTGGGCCATACAATATTCGTGGGTGCGGACGTCCATGCATCATTTTTATATTCATGGAGGTATAATTTAGAAGTACTTGAATTGCTTGAGTTATAAGTAACAATTAGTTTGTTACCGTCAACTGACAAAATACACCCATGAGGGTAGTAACTACTAAGTTGTAAGCTGTATCTGATAGTCATTACACTATCCATAGTAGATATCATAATATCATTTGTAGCTGTTACTCTGAATACATGTGTATACATTATACTAGTAGGAAAAGAACAGACTATATTTAGAACTCCTTCAAAATAATGCATTTGGATTCTGGGTACCATTTCATAATAGCTTGAAGACGAACTTAGCCAATTACCTTCAATCTTAGATGTAACAAAACTTAACGTATTGTTATTCATATCATATATATAAAGAGATAAACCTGCATATGATGTATATTGTATACGGGTACCTTGACAAGTAATAGCAAGAAACGTTTTGCTACCAGTCTGGTTTAAAGCAACTCCATAACATCCGTATATTGTGGTACTACCAATAGGTTCAGCTGATGTTGGTGTTCCCCATCCATTGGTTTTTGTATAAGTTACTATATAAGCGTTATATTGCGCGTTTATTGCTACTATTATTGTATCATCATCCGTAAAGTTAATCATACTACAATCGGTACCGCATATTTTTCGGATAGCAATACTGTGGTAGCCTATATAATTATTAGCAATACCACCACCAATTGTATCGCCAGCGGAAGGATCATATTCCAAAACACTACCTAACTGTACCCAGTCATTAATATATGCTGGATACGAAACACTATCATAATCATATGTTACACCAGGACTATATTGATAAAGCCTTAATCTTAATTTATTATTGTAATAATTGCTCGCTTCACTTGTTGCTGTCTTTGATTTATCACTTATACACATTATGGAACCATCATGACTATATGCTACACGCACAGGATAGTACTGACTGGAGGACGTAGCATTATATACAGGACTTGAAGTAGTGGTTACATCAAACATTGAATGATTCCACGTAGATCCAGTTATCACATTCGTTAAATTCGCATCAACTGTAACACTTCCAGTAATGGTATCAGATGTAATATTAGTAGATGTTTGAAACACATCAGATGTAATATTACCAGTAACATGTAGATTTGCGTCCAGCTCAAAATCAACATTGTTGACAAGAACCCCGGTAGCACCTTGTGCACCAGTGGCGCCTTGTGCACCAGTTACGCCTTGTGCTCCAGTGGCACCTTGTGCTCCAGTGGCACCTTGTGCTCCAGTGGCACCTTGTGATCCAGTGGCACCTTGTGATCCAGTGGCACCTTGTGCACCAGTGGCGCCTTGTGCTCCCTGATTTCCTTGTGCTCCAGTGACGCCTTGAGCACCAGTTACGCCTTGTGCACCAGTGGCGCCTTGTGCTCCGGTTGCTCCTTGTGCTCCTATAGGATTATCAATAGCACTACTCGGAATAGAAGCATCTGGATATGAAGCACCTAAAATACTCCCAGTAATTTGCAAATCCTTACTTAAAATCAAATTATCACTGATATTTAAATAATTTTGAATATTAATTATTCCTCCCATATTCTCATGAGCGCTACATCTATAATACAATGTATCTGGTGCGTTATCCGGAACTATAAATTCAATAATTCCTGTAGTAGCACCATTGTTAGTAACTCCAGCATTATATACATTAGCCGCATTGTAGCTACCACCATTATCTGTAGTTTGAATATAAAAAGGATGCGAATCAGTAGAACTATCATTTACGTTCAAACCATACTTTAATCCACGGTATAGAATTATCGTATCTTGTAAAACACCATCTATATAGTATTTTTCACTTGATGCTGTAATTACAAAGGTTTTATATGTGGTTTCAGCTAAATTATTGTTATTTTTTAAAGCAGTAATATTAATGGATTTATCTGGAATAGTTATATTACCAGTAAAAGTGGGAGAATCTGAATCCGCTTTACTACTAATCGCAGTTGTATTAGAAGCAATATTGTTAGCAATTACTAGTTCTGCATTGGTTGCCCTTGTAGCCTCATCGCTAATAGCAGTTGTATTAGAAGAAATATTGTTAGCAATTACTAGTTCTGCATTGGTTGCCCTTGTAGCCTCATC